AAATGTTAATTGTCCTACTAATATAGCTACACACATCAACGCGAACAGTCCTACGATGAAATATCCTATATATCCTTTCATTTTTTCCCTCCTGTCTTAATCTTCTCCAAATCTCCTGTATCCTTGAAACTAAACGACCTTCCTGTTTTACAAGCAGGGCATTTGTTTAATTCGGTAAACGTAGATAACCATCTCATCAATCCGCTCCAACAACAAAACTCATATTTGTCTATACATTCGTCTGTCTTAACTCCTTCTGATTGCCATGCTTCAATTTTTATTGTCATGATATCCAACCTTTGATACCTTTATTACATCTATCTTATGACCAACTCTCTCAACTAATAAATCATAAAAAGCTAATCCCACACCTGTTATATCTATTGATATAGATGTTATAAGTCCATCATTCGCTAATCGTTCTATAGTATTTACGTGTTCCTTTAAAGTTGTCATTTTGACATCTCCATTATTCTTCTTTCGAATTCAGTTTTTTCTGCGTTAGTAAAAATATTATAATCATATAATATTCCTAAAACCGACCTCAACATTAACTGTTCTCTACGTCTATCTTCTTTACTCATATCAATCCCTTAAATATCTCTTCTATGTTCCATTCACTTTTATCTGCTTCAACTTTAGCAAATTCAACTTCTTTACCTTCCATCGCCAAATTGAATTTACTTTTATCTACTTTCGCTTTGAATGTTGTTATACCGTCTTTCTCTATCTTTTCGCAAACAATCCTTTGATGTATCATCTGATTTGTTTTGGCTTTGACTGCGGCGGCTTCTTCTTTCATAATAAAGTCTTCGTGACCAACATAAAATTTATGTACACCAGGTATTGACTTCATAAAGTCTAATATCTCGGTAAATAGTTTGTTCCTCTGAATCCAATATCGCATACTTACTCCACCATCTGGTGCTAGGTTCTTATCTACTCTCATAATATACTCGCAATCTTTTAATAATGTAGACACTCCATCTAATATTATTGCAGAGTAATCTCCTGCATTATCTTTCACCTCTTTAATTAATGCTTTTATCTTTGCAATTCGTTCTCTATAATCGATATTCCCGTCTCTATCTACTTCTAATACAGGAACTATTGTAATCTTTTCGTTATCCTTGTGGTACTTGTAATATACTGGATAGTTACCTGCATCTAAATCAATAATAATAGTTTTCTTAGATAATTTCGCAACATAATCCATAGCTATGCCAGTCTTACCTGTTCCATCCTTCCCGATAATAAAACATACAAAAGTCGGAGCACTTTCTTTCTGTTTAATTTTTGCCTCCTCAATTAACTTTTTTGCGTTTATGCGTGGCTCTTCATTATTATTTTCCTCTGTTGGTTTAGGAACTTCCAAACCAAAATCTATTTCCTTTGCCATATTATCACTCCTTAACTTATCACATTAACTTTCTTCTTGAATATTACATACACTTTTTTCTTTATGAGAACAGTTTCTTTTCTAATCTCAAATCCCCAATCTTCAAGCTTTTTTTTAATTGTAGCATACGCCAGTCCGGTATCCTCTGAAACTCTTTTCATGGTGATACCGTCTGGGTTTTGCTCCAATATCATTCTTAATTTTTGAAGTTTTTCTTCTACCATTCTGTCTCCTCGTTAGTAGAAACGGAGCGGGGATTAGGTACCAGGTTTCTAAATGTTTTAGGTACGAAAATCCCGAACACCCCTATATTTTTTCCCCTATCTGTTACGTTTGGTTGTCCTACTATATATACTTCAGACCTTTCTGGGAATGTTATCATTTCCTCGTCTACAAAACAAACAATAGGAGGAACAACATCTCCCTTATCATCTAGGAAATCCATAGTTGAATCTTCTATTCTAATCATTTGACTTCCCATAGATGTTGGTTGTGGGTTAATTTCAGTTATTATTGCTTTTATAATTGCAAACCGACCCCACTCTTGATGCTTCTCACAGAATTCGTCAAACTGTGATATTGTTATTACGTTGTCTTTAAACTTTGTTTGTAATAGGTTCTTTACTTCTTTATCTGAAAGTTCTTTTTCTACGTTAAAGTTTAACGTGCCTGCGTCATTTAGCTTTGCTAGTTCTTCTGTTGAAGATTGTAACTCTAGTGCGTTGAAGGTTAATTGTGTAAACATCGGTATCTTCACCTTTGTGTTTTCACCACGTAGTCTTAGTTGAGTAATCCTCCACTCCTCTTTTGCCTTTACGACACCAAACGCAGTTCTTTGCCAGTCTTCTTTTGGTAATAGAGTTCCTATTCTCTTTGCCATCCAATCTGGCATCTTTTCTAATTCTTCAGGTGTTGCGTAATGTAATGGATTACCATCTTTATCTGTAATCCCTTTCTTTATTGCTTCTTCTGGATTCTCTCTGAAATACTTTTCGGCGTCTCTTCTTCTTCGTGCTACCATGTTCATTCTACCTGTAGCACCGATAATTACACCTTTCCAAGTTTGTGCGCCACTTGCTAATACTTTTCTATAAGAAGCAACTAACTTTCTAATCGCGTACTCTTTCTTGTATTCATCAGAAGCTTCCATCTTTTCCATTTCTTTGTAATATCCTTCAAGCTCCTTTTGTAGTTGTTCCTTTGTCTTTGCTGTCTTTGTCATTATCTTTTCTAGTATCTGTTGCTGGTCTTTCATTTTTATCCTCCTCCTTTTCTTTTGTAACCTCTTTTTCTACTATTTCTTGAATAGTTACTATCATAGTATCTTCAATTACTTTGAATTTACCTGTTTTGGTTAGCGCTTCTCCTATTTTCGCGAAAAGCGTCCTATCTCCTCCACAATGTCCTTTATCTATTTGTACATATGACATTTAATCAACCTCCTTTTTCCCCTTCTTTATCTTCTTCTCTGGTGTAATCATTACACTAATATATGTTAGCATACATTTCGTGCTACAGAAATGTTTATCTCTATTGAGCCGTATCGTTGCTCTTTCCTCTTTAGTATTGAATATTTTAATATTAATATCGTGAATATAACACCAACCAATGTCATAAGGATATTTAAATGATGTACTACCATAACCTTCGTTTATAGGTTCTATTATTGGACTCTTCTTCTCACATTCGTCACATTTAAATCGTGTTAATGTTTCTTTCATGCTTTCACCACGCCTTCATTTTAAATTTATATTATTATATTTATTTTAAGTTTTTATAAACGTTTTGGAGCTTTTTAAATCTAAATTGTATTTTCTCTGGCAAATTGGGCAATCATTACACCAATGCCAACTATAAATTGGTTCAAGATTAAAGAACTTCCTAACATAATTTGCCTTGCGTGTCATTATTGCGGGTCGGCGCATTAACCTAATTCTTTCTTCTTTGGGGAATTTATACATGTAAACTCTAAATGCCTGTTCTATAGATAATTTATCATTCTTAAAAAATACTACTTGTCTTTTAACATTAGGCACACCTTTAATAGTTTTAACTTTAGGTACTGCTATACGTTTTATTATACCCTTAATTCTTGAGTAATCTCTCTGTATCTTTAATTTCTCTAGTTTTGTGTAATCTTTTAAAAATACTACTTTCTTTTCTTCAATCTCTTTTTTTAGAAATTCATTATTTTGGCGACCGCGTTTCCACTTTGAGTCTAAACCTAATCTCTTTCTAATATTGCATATAACAACCTGATTCGTTCCTATTGCAACTGCTATTTGGCCATCGTTTAAACCTTGTTCCCAGAGTTCTTTAATCTTCTTCCAGTCTAATCTTTTCATAGTAACATCTCAAGTCTTCTTTGTTAAAGTAATTACAAGGAATTTCCATCTTATATTTAAATACTTTTCCACAATATAATTTACCTTCATAATCGAAATTGTCTCTTCCGTCACAATGAATAGTCTCATACCTTAATCTTCTAATTTTCAAGTTTCTCATAATGTTAAATCCATTATCTCTTCTATTCATAGTTTCTCCTCCAGCAGGGCTCTTATCAGTTTATTAAACTCTTCTACAAATCTTTTCTCTCTCGCCCTCAGCTTTTCAAACTGGCGGGTGATTGCCGTGCACGCCTTTGTGTGACCATTAACTTTAATCCATCTTTTTGAGAATGTGCCTTTTCCTTGACAAACACAAAGCTCCCTCTTCAGGTCTTCTTCAACCCGAAACGCTACGCTTTTTCGGTCTTTTTCTTCTTTCATTTTACCCCACAAATTTTAGTGATTTTCATAACTTACTCTCAATTTTTACCCCACTTTATGCACCACCCCGTGCTTTTTGCAGTATTGACCTCTTGGAACAGGGCAGGACTTGTATTTACGCTCCTTTAGGAACTTTCTTAATTTTTCAATTATTTCAATCGTGGTGTTTTCACAGCATTCCTTATTGTCCTTTCCTTTTGTCCAGATTTCATTCAACATCTTCTCCATCCTTTTCTCAAAGTCATCTATTGCGAGGTCTATTTGCTCATTAAACTCTGAAACAGCTCCTCCAGTCATATCTTTTAAAATTTCAAACCCAATCTCCTTCAGTCTCTTCCTTAATTCAGTGGTCATAACTTCAATTCCCTTTTCTTTAATTCCCAAACTTTGTCTTTTTTCAAGTGCCAAATAACTTTCTCAATCCTGTCTCTTGATTCAATAAGCAAATCCCTAAGAGTTGTATCTCCAATCTCCATAATGCTTTTTTCAAGATGTGATTTAACTACTGAAAGCCTGTTTTCAATTTCTTTCATACATCCCCCTTTTTATTTTTCATGCTTCTCCTTTTTAATCAACATCCCAATCACTATCGCCTCTGGAATTTTCTTAACCACTTGTTTTGTTGTAATATCACAGCCGTCACATTCTCTCGGAAATTCAAAGGGTAAATCCGACAGTGTTTTCCAGCACCAGTCACATTTCATAACTCCCTCTCCCTCAAAGTTTTTATTCTATCCCTTAACTTCTTGGCGTATTTGAGCCAGGTTTTGAAACTGCCACTGTAAAATGACCCTTCGACGCTCATTTTTTGCCAATAAATGTGGCAACCATTTTCATAACAGTTCTTTTTTAGAGGGCAGTTTTCAGAGTCCGTAAGAACCTCACAAAGAGCGCAGGTCATACTATCCCAATATATTGGATTGGGAATTCTCCCCCCCTTTTCTGCCCACTCAACAAGTCTATTGTATTTATCCAAAGTTATTTTTAGTGGTGTTTCTTTTTTTAACCTTCTCAACATTTCTGTTCTTGACATTAGTTTCATGGTTTCACCCTTTCAAACAACTTTCTCTGACCATGTTCTGGAAAGAAAGCTCTATAACCACACACTTTACAGATTGGTGCTTCTGGGTCATACCGCTTGTTTTTGCGACATCTTTCATGGCTTCTTAATTTTCCTTGACTCATCTTCCCCTCCCAACATGGCTGATAAACTCCACATTATAGTCGTTTATTTTAGGGATTCTATTACAAAGATAATAAGCGCATTCGTCTTTTATTTCACCAACGAATTCCAAGTTATATTTATCCTCTAACCTATATGGGTCTTCTCCTTTCAGCCTAACTCTTATTAAGTTTTTCATTCTTTATCCCTCAATTTCTCACCGCAAAACGGGCAAATATCAAATAGTTTCTTTGGAAAGTCCCCATGTCTTCCGCAATGTTTCCTCCAGCTTTCTTCCACTTTAATTGTTTTGGACATGAAAGGCACTTTTCCTGATTTCACATCATTTATTTCCTTTTTGGAAAACAATTTTATTTTCATATCAATCACTTAACACATCCCAAATATTATTAGCCACGAATGTATTAGTATGCCTGACGTTAATAGTGCCCACACGAATATTATCATCCATAACCATAATGGTATTTCTTTGACCATATTTAATCACTCAATTCTATAAATCTGCACTTAGGTAATTTATATTTTTTTTCATATTAATCACTCAATATAAAGTTCATTAGTTGTTTACGTAAGTCAAACGCAACTACTTTTTCAAATAGGTCGCTTTTACCTTTCATAACATCAAATATATATGATTCTAACCCATCTGAAATTAAATTAATAACCATAACTTCTTTCTTCTGGTCTAATCTATATACTCTATCCATGCGCTGTTTTAATACTGCATGATTCCATGGGATGTCAAAGTTAATTACAACGTTTGCAAATGGCATATTAACACCATATGCATATGCATCTGTAGCAACTAAATACTTATGTTTTTCTTTGAATGATTTAATTACTTCTTCTTTATTAGTATCACCAGTACCTAGTATCGCGGCATCTCCTAATTCAGCTCTAATTATCTTTGCCATCCTCTTGAATCGTGTAAATATAACTGTCTTACTACCATTAACTTCATTCAAGATGGAACGTAATTCCGTCATTTTCGCTGATGATGATTTAATATTCTCTTTATTTATTCCTGCCAAACTTCTCGCGGTAGATAGTTTAATCAAGTCTGTAGAGTTTTCTACCATAGGTAATAGTACATACTCTGTAATAGTAGTTCCAGTTCCCTCTCTCTTTATTTTTTCTTTAAGAATATATCTTATTTTCTCTCCTAATGCCTTTTGTGATGGTGTCCTCTCTATAATTCTATCATATATAATACGCTTTGGCATGTTAGTAACATCATCTCTCTTTCTTCTAATACCAATTCTCATAAGCTTGTTCATAAACACATCTACGTTCTTATATCGGTTTAATGACTTGAAACCAAAATTACTTGTAAACACACAATAATCATTATAAAAATCATATTTAGTCATCCATTCGGGATGTATAATATTGGCGATAGTGTATGCATCTATTAATTTGTTCTCTACTGGAGTCCCTGTCAAACCTAATATGTATCGGGGAATGAGTCTCTTTATTCGTTGAGTTCTCTTCGCTTTTGGATTCTTCACTTTACTCGCCTCATCTATAATAAATAACTGGTATCTCGTGAGCCTATAAATGTTTAAAAAGTCTGGTAATAGTTGTTCGTAATTGATAATATAAACTTTCTTCTTTTCATTATATTGTTCTTTTCGTTGATATTGTTGCCCTTGTACTATAATTGTATTTTTTAATAGGTGGGGATAGAACTTCTTTATTTCATCTTTCCATTGCCATTTAATTGATTGTGGACAACAAATTACAAAGTGGTCAATGTCTCCCTTTTTCAGACGATAGTCTGCAATAGCTAATGATTCTACTGTCTTACCTAATCCCATTTCGTCAGCGATAAGTAGGTTACCATTAATTATTGCTTTCGCGAAACATTCCCTCTGAAACTTCTTTAGAAATGGATACATTTGGTGTGATTCTTTTAATAAGAAATTATACATCTCTTGTTGGTCTCGAGTCATAGCTTGTAACTGCTGTTTTAAACCCTCTATATTAAAACCCCAAGTTTCTAATTTAGATATTGCATCCTCTGAAACAGGAACATACCAACTTTTGTCAATAGTGTCCCATCTATTGTTCTTAATTTGTCTAACTCGGTAAATTATTTTCGGGTCATCTACTTTAATTTGGATGTTACCCCTATAAACTCTTGCTTTCATTTAAATCTCCTAACCACTTCATTATAGCAAATTATAGCAGAAATTTTACGCATGAAATCGCCGATACAATTAATAACAAACGATTCATTTTTCTGAGTGAGTTTACTCATAGAAATTGCAGAACTTAATGGATAAGCTTTTAATAATATAGCATTAATAGCAAATTTCTTTAGTTTCTTAATTTTCATATTGACCGGCCGCAACACATTTCTAACTAACCTACTGAGGTGTAGGACTATGACAAGATATGTGTGGTGTTACAACCTTTAGTCATCTTTCTTTACTAATCTTTTCGCGCGGTCTAATATACTTTGATTGTGTTTTTGTGCATCTTCCATACGCTCTAATATTGAACATAATTTTAAATATATAATGAATCCTATAATGCAACTAATGATTATAATTACTGCTGGCACATTCATTAGCTCGCCTCCTCTTCTCTCAAAAGTTTATTCAAACACCTAAGATGTGCGCCATTCTTAACTTCGTACTTTGTTTTCCGTAGGAAATGACAAACAGGGCACATAGTTTGTTGTATGAAGTCTGCTTCCCGATACCAATTTGTCTTCTTTACATGTATTTCTAAAAGTCTTGTCGCTTTCTGAAGTACTGGGCTGGGACTATCCATTTCTCCACCTCCTCATCGTATATGTAAATAGTTTTTAATCTTGTAACTTTGCCCTGAATTTGTAGTTGGACTAATTCATTATATCTCTTAGGGTTCACTGCCTCTTCGTTACTACATTTAGAAGAACTTCTTCCTGCCCCTGTAACATATCTTACCTTCCTCAACATTTCGTTCTCCTTAGTTCATTTCACTTTTTTGTTTTTATATTTAGATTGATTCTTTATAAAGCTTTAAACCGCGCGCCTGCAACATGTTAAATTTAACTTTAAATTAAAACCAGTAGCAAGCGAAACGACTAGTATCAATAAGAAATTTAATGAAAATAAGCGATGCATTAGTGCGCATCGTAATCATAATCATCATCGATAGTTTAACCTCAGAAACTCTGACCCATAATATCTAATTAGCGGGCTGCCCTCAGTTCGGTTGAGCTTGTGTTGAACTGTAATCTAAAGACAGGACCATAAGTGCTCATCTCTCAGGTGCCTGTTTAACCTTTCGCCTAATGATAATAAAGGAAATTGGGGCAATTTCGCTCCCCTAATTAATGGGTCACATTTTACTCAGCTGCTTCTTCTTTTCCTGTGTTATTTTCTGTTCTAATGAAGTATGCGGTCTTGTCCACATATCTCCTGCCAACCTTTTTGTCGCGGTATAGGTTGTTCAGTGCCTGAGTTACTTTTGTCTTTGCGTTGCTGTCAGTTAGCCTTAGTACTTCAACAACAGCCACAACGTTCATACCTTCCTCTTCGGAAAGAGCGTTGAGGACACTACCACGGAAAGAAGGTCCGCCTTCAGGTCTCTTCTCTTCTCCTGCTTCGAACTCTTCCATAGAGATTGTATTTCTTGCTTCGTCTGCCATATTTATTCACCTCCTGTAAGGTTAATCGGGTGCAAAACTTTGTATTATGATAGTTATATTTGTTTTAATAGTTTAAATATGTGTCGTTTTACGAAATGCTATTGCTTGTGCTCGGTTTTGAGTTTTGTTAGATTTTTGTCCCTTAAGAGGGGGGAATCCTCTTAAAACCTAATTCCCCTCTTTATCTGATTTCCTAAGGTCGTCTGCGGCATCGATGGCCCTCTCTTCATCTGATTGTTTACTAAATTCCTTAAATTTCTCACTGGGGAATTCAGGCGATTCTACCTTATTTGGGCGATGTTCTTCACAGTAATATGTATATCCTGCACCAAGTGGGTCAGCTATTGCTACTACTGACTCTTTGTTACACTCAATACACGTTCTACCAATCTTGCTATATTCCTTCTGTGACATAATTCCTCCTTAACCCTAATTACTTTCATAATTAGGGCATCGGGAAAATCTAACAAACTCTTCCCCTATTTTTTAGGGGGTTTCTCCTCTTCTTCTTCTATGGGCATCGGTTTTTCTTTAGCATATGGGTCGTTTTTAATTGCTAATTCTAATGTCTTGAAGTTCTGTTTACTAATTGTTCCGTCTTCTATGATTTTCACTACTCCTGCGACCACGTCATCTTGTGATTTTGTTCTAAATCGCACCTTACATAATGGACACCAATTTCTTGCCATAGTTTTCACCTCCTAACAAATCTTTCCTAATTACAAAGGGCGCAGAATTAAGCTTTCCTCCATACTTTTAGTTCGGTCTCGATTTCTTTTATTTTCTCTTTGTGGTAATTTAGAGACCATTCGAGGTCCTTAATTTTCTTTGCTTTTAGTTCTTCTTCGTTCATAGTTAATCACCTCCTTGTTCGTAAGTTTGTCTTTTGCCCATCTCTTTCCAGAGTGTTCGAGCGCCACCAATTAAAGTCTCTAATATAAAACGCTCGGACAAATCTAAAGAATGTGCTTGGTCGTCGTGGTCACGTAATTTATAAAGTTGCCCAAGGATTTTATCAAGCACTTCCTGATTAGCTTTTGGTCTGTTCATAACTTTCGCCTCCTTTTATATAAAACGACGTCCTCGGCATTCGCCACATAATACTAATTGGCCATACTCGAAGACAAGTTCGCTTCCACTACAATTCGTGCACACCATAGTTTCACCATTGTATTATTGGGGAGTTGTTAGAATCTGTCCCCTCCTGCTCAGAATCATGCCAGTTCAGTTAGAACCAGTCATCGTCCGCCCTTGTGTTCAACCAAGGACATCATTTTCCTATTAATAATTAACTTGATACTTTAAATACTTATCGTAGTAGTTAAACATATATTTTCTACTAACTAGGTTGTAGGATAGTGCGGTAAAATTTTAGCTTTTTACCTCTTAAAATGCACAAAACCAAGCACCTGCGCTAGTGTTGTTTAGTTTTTTAGTATTTTACGGCCTGTGGGTAAAAAATAGAATAAGAAAGTAAGAAAAAGAAAGAGAAAGAGAAAGTATATATATCGAGTGCATCGAAATAGGGGGGATATAATATATATTATAATAATGTGTTTATTCTTATACTTCACATACACCCCGGGCATGCATCACCCCTTCCACCTCCCCCGACACACTCGCCCATACTCTATCTATCTATTACTTATATATACCCAAAGGGGGTAAAATACTAAAAAACTAAAATGCAGAGCCTCTTGCGAGCGGTTTTGTGCATTTTAAGACTTAAAACGCTAAAATACATCACGGGAAAAAGAGCGCGGGATTTTTGTGAAACATAATAAAATGGGCGCCAGAGTTTAGTGACAAAACTAATAATGGGCGGGCGAACGAGGGAGTGGGCGGCCGGGTTTAGTGACAAAACTAATCTATGGGCATTAGTGCAGGTACTAATACATGGGCGAATGTTTATATGGGCGGGGGGGTTGATACGGTGGGTGTGATGGGCTCACAGGTCCCCGTTATAACACAAATGAAAGAAAGAAGGGGGGCTTTCACCCCCTAAATTCTAAGCAAATTCTTTATTAAAGTAATCCACTTGTTTTCTAAGTTGACTACTTCATAACCCCATATATACTCTTTTACTTTAGGTTTCATATATACCTCCTATCTATATCATCAAACATATATCTCCTTTGAAATAATAGGGTATATCATTATGATATAGCCTATTCAAGCGCTTATGTCTTACGAGATTGTTTAAAGCTCTCGTTACTTTCTTTTTATTTTTTTCGTTTGTTACTTTTAAAGTCTCTATAACGTCCGTTTCTGTATATGGTGTTTTTTGTTTTATTGTTTGCTCAACAGCTCCCATAAAGGAGCTTCTTTTCTTTTTACCTTTTTTTATCAATTGCTCTAAACTAATTTTTGTTTTTGACATTTATATCACATAAGGTATATGTTTGATAATATATATCATAAAATATATCTCCTTTAACAGCCTACGAAAAACTCTATAATCACTTTATTTGCGTATACGTTTAATATACGTATACAAATAGATTTGTTATACTTTTTAGATTGTAATTCACATTCGTTATATAATTCTTTCATTGAAACTTTGTTGTTAATCTCGTAAATGTTTGTGTTAATTCTTTTAAACTTTTTATTAGTTATTCTCATAGACATCACATAAAGTATATTTTACGATATATATGTTAGTTGATGTTGCCTGCATCAAACGCATTCTTTTAACGCGCTCTCATTACTTTATATTATCCCGTAGTTCTTTAAATACGTTGCGGTCGGGTAGAGTATATAAACGTTTCGTTCATCGAAAGTATATCTTCGAACACATATCTTCGAGTTTGAGTTTGAGTAGAGGGGAAGGGAACTCAACTCACACCCAATAGTAAGTATGAGTAGAGTTTAGTGCCAAAACTAATTCGTATATACTTTAATATATATATTAATATATATACCACACAATATACCCACTAAAACACATATATTCTATCATATACTTTAATATATATCATAATATCCTATATACTTTAATATATATCATAATATCCTATATACTTTAATATATATCATATATCCTATATTTTAAAAAAAAAAAATTATATTATATATATTCAATCATATATTTCTAATATATAATATAATATATCAAATACATCTTCCCTTTTTTTATCATTCCAATTATCAACATTCATTTCACTTTCATCACAATATTCAATAAATAATTCATATAACTTTTTTAAATCAATTTTCATATTTTTATTTTTCAATTTATTAAATATTTTTTTACATTCATTTTCCATTTCATTTTTCATTTTATCACCTCCTTATTATTATATTATTCTATATATATTATTAACTTTATACTTTAAATACTTTTATTCCTACTTAAATATATATATTAAACTATATAAATAATTAATCATTAATATTTAAACACATATTTTCAAACACATATTTTCAAACATCGATTCTGAAACATAGGTAATAGAGTATATATATACTTACAACCGGTACCTCCCTCACGAATTGTGCAATCTGAAACACCTCGGTCACTTTCGGAACTTTCAATCTGTCACTCTGGGGATGTAAAAAATCAAACGCCCCGATGCACAGCCCATCACATACGTTTATAAAGTTTTAAATTAATTATAATAATACTGACGACGCACAAAATCAGCTGATGGTAAAAATTTCGCTACCACGATGGAGAAAAGCCGATACGCAAGTTGATAGGAACTCGGTAATACCCTGACGGACATCATTTGATGTGCACGGTTGTCAGATAGTGGATTGTGGATATGGATAAGAACTTTGGTAAATACTTTTTAGTTGTTTATAGAGACGACGAACGAGTCGTCCACCGGAAGAAACTTATTCTAGAGAGTGCCGATGATAAGTTCTTCTATTTTCATAATCCATACAAAGACATCACGGAAATACTACCCCGATTACCCGAAGTAATAGTACGGATGGAAGAATTAAGGGAGGATAATAATGGAAAGAAAAAGCATTAAGTACGAAGTCATTTCTGAAGAAACACACAAGTTCGGCAAAAACAACTTTTTAGAAGTGGCACGAAAAACTGCTACGCCAGAAGGCGGCGAAACCAACAAGTTCATCAACATCGCACGTGGTTGGTTTGGGCCAGATGGTAACAAAAGGTACAAGAACACAGTAGCTATACCTGACGACGCAGACGTAAAGAAGTTCATATCAGAACAGTTATTGAAAATATAATTTTTCCCTGTGAATTATTATAGAAGAGAGAGTGTTACTATGGTAAGTAGTGTATTAGGTGGAGTATGGGCCGTAATAGGAGGGTTATGCCCTATATTATATTGGGGATGTAAGATATTCTTTAACTTAATGGGAATATATTACATATACGCTCTCATAACAGGGGAAATGGATATGTATATTCACATAACGGGAATAATGGGATTATTATTCCTTATTTCAACTATAAGATGGAATTTAGGAGGTAATTAATATGACACGATATTGTTATAAACATCAGCAAAAGTTCGTAGATGGGGCCTGTCCTGAGTGCGACAAAATAGGTTCTAACTTAGATAGAAAAGGGCTAAACTTAGATAGAAAAAGTCTAACAGGTGATAAGAATGAAGTGTCCAAAGTGCGGAAAACAAAACGTGAAGTACAATCAAAAGAGACCAAAACATCCAAAAGGGACAAAGAATTACCCGAGGAGACATTTGACACACAAATCGGGGAGAGGTGACTTGGTAAAAGATTGGAAACGAACTGATTTTACAGCTACTTGCAAGGATTGTAATTGGTCAGGAGAGATATGATATGGGAACAGATTATTACGCGAAAATTCCTGCATGGAAAACTTTATACATGTTAGGAAGAAGAGATTTCGAGGATAATGAGTTGGAAGTATTTATTGATAAATATAAGGAGTTAGAAAAAGAGATAGAGAACTTTAATTTTGATATGTTAGAACAAAGTTATAAAGGTACTATTTCACTTACTGATTTTGCCGATTTAATTCGACTCGCAAGAAGTGTTTATTATTTAATAGATAACTACTTCCCTAAATTCATGTTTCTGAAAATACTTAAAAGAGCAAAAGTGAAATTTGAAATTATAAATGATATAACAGTAGATATTTACGAACTTGAAAGGAAAGGTTGGTTATTAGTAGATTAATATGGAAAGAACTAAAGTTACTAGAGATAAAGAGGGCAATTTAAAGAATATCGCCTTCACCGAAAAAGAGGGTCGGAATGCGTTAGTTATTTATATTGATAAGAAAACTAAAAGACCTTCTATTTTTTGGACTGTTCAACCCGAGGATGCGCCAGCGTTCGCCGCCACCTTAGAGTTTCTAATGAAGGAGTTTAAAAATAGGATTTTCCAAGATATACATGATGGTACTAAGTATCACGACGAGGAGGAATCTGCTCCGAAAAGAGATGGTAATTTAAGATATATAGGTTAGGTGGAGATGGATGACACTGTTAGACAGTTTGTGGACCTTGTGGAAAGAATACGTAGATTATTATGTTGTAGGTAATTCGGAACTTAAAAAGATAATGTTCCATGTTTTTCTAGGTGTAGTTCTAACTACTAAAGGTTATGGCTACGCCGAAAGTGGTAAAAAGAAGAGCGTGCGTTTTCACACTTTTATGATTCAGGATTCTGGTACAGGTAAAAGTCAGATGATGAAAGCATACCACGACCTAGTAAAAGATTACGCTGGTATTGAAATTAATAAATCATCTCGCGCAAGAATGACAGTGAAAGATAATGAAGCTTCTTTAACAGGTAGTGTTTATAGAGACCAGAGAACAAGTAAGATAGTAAAGAGAAAAGGGATGTTACATTACTTGTACACTCTTTGTTGGGATGAAGGTAGCATTTTACTTAAACCTTCCGCGTTTATGGATATAATGACCGACGTTTTTCAGGTTGTTATGGATGAACCAGGACGTGTTTCTAAAGGAATGAAACTCGGTAATATAGAGTATCCTACTGATGTTACTTTAGTTGCGGGTTCCTATATGTTTGACGCATTTAGAGAAACATTAATAACTAAAGGATTTCTCCAGAGAATGTTTTTATTTCATAAAGAATTCACGCCTAAAGAGAAGCGAGACATTAGAATTGGTGTTAATTTAATGAAGTTACATACAGACCCTGAAAAAATAGAAAAAATAAAACGTGCAATTGCTGTACAAATTGATAGAATACCAACGTTAGTTGACCATATTATTAAGTTTAATCGCGAAGATGTATTAGTCTTTAATGAAGAACTAGAGAACATGTATGGAAAATTCTTTGATAGACAGTTTGGAGGCGAAAAACAACGAGTTTTAGAAACATTCTATAGTAGGATTCATATTCTGGTTGATAAAGTTGCCACCATAAAAGCGATAATAGAAGGAAAAAGTGAAGTTGACATAGAAGATTTGAAATATGCACGTATGACATGTCAAATGCATATAGATAGTTTACTCGCTTTGTTTGAATTCCTGAAAGCTGGGAAAGTTTTAACTGTTCCTGAAGAGAGACAAAACGTAATACTTTCGCTAGTTAGGCAGAATGATGGTAAATTGATGCAAAAAGAACTGATGACAAGGTTAAAAGAAATGAAAGATGCAGGTAATTGGGATTTGGGGATGAATAAAACGCTCAAACTGATAGAAAATATGGAAAGGTCTAGTAGAGTGCACGTACAAATTTTGAAAAAAGGTGCGAAACTACTTTTTGTTTGAATTTTCTTTAATTTCGGTTAACTTTTTAAACACGTATATAAATATTAACGGCTAATATAATAATCACTATGCTCAAATTTGAAGAGGATAGACTTAGTTGGGATTATAATATCCCACGAAGTGTGATTTTTGAATTTGTAAACTATAATAATTGTCCAATATGTCAACATGAGGAGATAAGAGAATGGACAGCACCTTATATTGTTGCCTTAGTTCCTTTTGATAGAGTTTGTTATTTATTAAAGAAATATTTCGATTACGTTACTACACCTGAAATTGTTTCCAATCACCAAAAACATATAAGGGTAAAATTTATGCCAAAAGAAGAGATTGTAGCAGAAGCAATAAATCAGTTAAAGACAATCGAGTCTGATGTATCACAACAGATTGACGAGAAGAAAGTTATTGAGAGTGCTATAAGAGGACTTTTTGCCCGAAAGATACAGTTAGAAATGGAGGCGAATTACGGTAGAGAGTACATGGGTGTAATTAATAGTCTTAACAAGTGGGTTGAATTGAAGTCAAGGTTAAAGGGAGACATAAAAACCGAAGATTCTGTCTCACTTGTTGATGTAATTAAAAATTTAGCTAGGGGGAATAATGAATCCAATGTTTCACCAACACCAGAACAACGTGTTACCCGGTCAAGAGTTATTACCAGAGATGGAACGAAAGAAAGTATCGAGTACTTTGTTAGAGGATATCCGGAAAGTAGACATATGCCAAGTAATAAACTCGATATTCCGAATAAGGAACAACCAGGGAAAATTAATAGACTATAAGGTTATTGAACCTCATCAAAAGATATTAAGAACCGGGTTACTGGGTGACCAGAGTGCGTTGTATAGGATAATAAATAAAGGTAGACAAGGAGGTTTCTCTTTCTTACTTAATGTAGAATGTTTAATGATTGCTCAATTAATGCCCAATACTAATCAATTTTATGTTGCTACTAAAGAAGACCTCGCCGAAGATTGGTTAAAAAAGAGTGATAAGTTAGCTCGTGATGCGCGCCTCTTTCCTAATGGTGAACCAGTAATTGATATGGATTATGTAAAGTCAAAAAATTTAATGAAATATATAAAACATTTCCCTAATAAGTTTAAGAAACAAGTTGAACACTCATTTATAATTGGTTGTGCTGCATCACCTTCTGGTACTCAAGGAATGACAGGGATTAATATTGTTTTAGATGAGTTTGCTAGAATGAATAAAACTAAAACGTTACAGAAAGATTTATTTAACGCAATTAGATACTTTATTTCTCAGGGTGGGCAGATGACTATACAATCTGTACCTTTAGTGAGGTCGGATTGGTTTTGGAAACTTTATGATAATGCTCCAAAGTACATGTTGTCACCATATTATTGCCCAATAATTGAAAATTGGGAAGAAATTGATTTAAATAAAGATTTAAGAAATCAAAAACTTAAAATACCTTATTGGTGGACTGATATTAATGAGTTAGAACAGATTAGGAGAGCAGATTTAGATTCATTTAAACAAGAGGTTTTGGGAATTCCTGCGGATATACTGTATAGATTCATACCTCCTGAATTATGGTTATCATGTATTGATAGTACATATAAATTTAGAAATGATAATCAGGGTTTTTATAGGATTGGTGTTGATATTGGACAGAAGAGAGATACAACAGTAGCTACTGTTGGTGAAATTATTGGTGACCACATTTGGGAACGTTATATTTATGAGTCACAAAAACCATATAATGAACAAATACCAGAATTAATACAATTATGCGAGTGGTTTAAGCCAATAGAACTTAGGATTGATAATACTGGTGTTGGTGTTCCAATTTCTGACGCGTTAGAAGGTACTCCAGGAATGCCACCAATAAAGAGGATTGAATTTGCTTCTTATATTGAGTTGGAAAAGAAGAAAACTAGAATGCCAACTTATTTGTCAGAGTGTTTCAAGAATATGTTATTAAATAAACAATATCATGCAGTAGAGAATTCAACTGCGACACAGCATGTATTGAGAGTTGAGAAGATTGTTACTGATGCTAATGTTATAAGATTTACAGGTAAAAAAGGTAATCAAAGAGATGACCATTATTGGAGTAAGGCGATTTTAGCAGCAAGTTTTGATATGTTAAATAGAGGAGCTGTATTTTCTGTACCTAAAGAGAAAACGTTTACTTCGAAGGGGGATAAACGTAGAGCTACGGGAGTACAGAAACTAAAATCAAATGCGATAAATCAATCGTTTAGGGAAAATAGAGGAGGTAGTTATTTAGCATGGTAGAAGAAAAAGGAAAATCGGGAGAGGAAGTAAAGATAGAGAGAAGAGAGGAATTAGAGGCTAAAATACAGAGTTACATAAAAGATACCACAAGTATGCCTATTCAGGTATTTGGAGCACATGCAGGTTCATCTGTTAGTGCGGCAGTAGAAGAAGCAACTGCAGGAGCTACTCCTCCTGAAGAATTTGCAGATATTAATGTAGATGATAGAGCAGTAAAAGTAGTTATAGATAGAGGAGATACAGGTTGTGAGTGGGCTTATGAGAACGATGTTGCAGTTTATAACAATTTACAAAGATTAACTAATACATTTAATAACGGTTATGAAGTTGTAATAACTGATAGAGAAATGGAAGATAATAGAGCCGCAAAGAGAGCGAAGGAATACTTAGAATTGAAAAAAGAGGAATTAGAGTTACAGAAGAAAACAGATGTACTAATAATAAATAAAGGAATTTTTGGATTTGGAATATTAAAGAAAAGAGTTAATAATGGTAATGAAATAATAGGTTTGGTTCCTTTAGATTGTCACGAGGATAGGTGTGTACCAATCATAAATTCAATGACAGGTGAGTTAGGAGGAGAAACAGGTTTAGGATTAGACCCTAATAATGAAAAAGCAGAAGTTGCTTTAATACAGAAAGGTAAAGTTGCAAAGTATGACGCAGAAGGTAATATAAGTTATACAGACAAACCTTTTTACTTTGCAAAAGAGGAGATTATTGCACTTCCAGGTAATGAGAGAGGAAAGTTTAAAGGGATATCTGCTGTACGAAGAGTACTTAGGTTAGTTGAAATTAAGAAGACACTTGAAAATGTTGTAGAATTTATTGTACGAAGATATGGTCCACAAATTTGGATAATTGTAGGTAATAAAGATTACAATTTATCTAATACAAGAATACCGGAAGGCTATTTGAGAGATTCAGATGGTAACCCTATTGATTTAGATATTGCTAGAAAAAATTATAAGAATGCAATATTTAAAGATATAGAAGATGGAATACAAAAATGGGTAGAAGGAGAAACAATGTTGCAAATTGCGGAATATGGAATTGAACCTGTAATGAAAGCACCACAAACTAATTTGTTCCAATATTCAAGATATATAGACCTATTTGCAGATTATATTAAAGTTGGAATATTTGGTTTAGATGTTGCAGGTAGAATTGATGTTACTTCTGCAATAATGCAGGATAGATTGTATAGAGACCTAAAAGACCGTGCAAGGAGAGAAAGAGCTCACATTGAAAATCTATTACATAGAACGTTAACAATACCTTTACTCAAAAGTAAGGGATTTTCAGATAAGGTAATTAATGTTGTTAGATATCAATTTTTACCATTAGATAAAACAGACTTTAAAGAAGATGCAGAAATGGAAAGGTCAAGAAGCATGACAGTTAAAAATTATATGGACGCAGGTGTAAAAGTTCCTAAATATTTGCAAGAGAGATGGGGACTTAAAATTGAAATGAATGAAGGAAGCGGAATGAACGGAGATAATAATGAGCCACCACAAACGCCACCTGAGAATCAAGAGACGCAGACTCCGCCGCAAGAGGGTTCTCCTAGGAGGGAGAGAAGAAGATGAACATTTACGGAGGACCAGCAGCGGGGGTAGCACTAGGTAAATTTCAACAATTACAAGGGAGCGATTTTAGTGGTAGTGATGGAGATTCAAATAGAACAGTTACTCTAACGAATACTCCTTTAACTTCTGGGACTGCCCTCATTTATATTAATGGAAGACTTATACATAAAACACAAGAATATTCTATAAGTGGTAGTGTTTTAACTATAATAGGTGCTTTATATGATAACTCATATATAGATGTGTGGTACTAATGAAATTATTATTATCTATTATAATATCAATATTAATGTTTATGGGAAGTGTGCAAGCGTTAGATTTTGACCCTAGAGGTAATATTATTGGTAGACATACTTGGAAAATAATTAATTTTACGGAAATAGATGCGGAGGACGCGAATTTCAACGGGACTACTAATATGAGTACAGGGTACGTTAATATTTTAGGGATAAACTACACCTCACCCCAGCATCCTTTACAAGTAAGGGGAATAATGGCGAGTGGGACATCAGATACTACATATGGTGAAATAAGGGCTTATGGTAACGGGCCAAGCTCTAACATAGGAGGAAGGAATTTGTTGTACACAGCAGCTAACTATGATACTGTTGTAAATTATTACTTAATTAGGGCATGGCAGGACACATTAAGAATAGGACGGGAAACTAATTCGGATTTAGTTTTAGACGAGTCAGGAAACATAGCAATAGCAAATGACCTTAATGTGAGCAATAACGTGAATGTGAGTGAAAATATTACAGCCCAGTTTCATGTTGGAGCTTTAGACACTGGAACTATTCAAATTATAGATGACATAGATAAAGACCATATAGAGGGAGATGTAAATACTTTTGTAGATGTGGCAGGAGATAATTGGGAAGGTAACATGACTATGGGGACTAACAAATCTATAAGCATAGGGAATCAAACAAGCTGGGGTGACCAAATTTGGTTTGATATGGTTACGGCAGTTAAGATGTTTGTCGGACAATTAGCTGTTTTAGGAAACCTGACTTTGAGCGAAGAAATGACGCATCTGGACAACAAAAGAGAATACTGGGGCACTGATTTGGATTGTTGGGATGTATACAACTCAACCCATTTAATAAGGAAGTGTGCGCCATTATGAAAAAAATATTGTTTGTCCTTGCACTAATAGTATTTATGAATTTTTCAGTTTCAGGAAGCTCGGCAGATTTGGTTAAGATAACGAACTTTACTTGGGATGGAAGCCTTGAGGAGCAGACAACAATACCACCAAGTTATATAAGAAATGACAATATAGACGATATTGAACTCGGTTCTTTTGGTTTGAATAGAGTTCCACAAAGCCAAGACATTAACCACAGAATAGACTTTGATATTAATTTAACACCTTTTGACCAGTTGGGTGATTTGGAAGGTCTTGATATTGAAAGGATAAAATTTCACATTTACATAATACAGAACGCCTCTTCAGATTCAGACATTCTAAGGCTGAGAATCAGTCACATGGAACAGAACTCAACCCAGTATCCTGATGTGCCGCAGATAGGAAACTTTTTATTCTGGAACGACACAGCCAACGGAACATTATATCATCAAAGTAACATATTCGGAATTAATGACACTGGTATAAATTTAACTCTTACAAATGCGGGAAGCGATTATATTGAAGCTAAACTTAAAGCAGGAGACTTTTTTCCATCATTAGGATTTTCATTATCACAAGAAAATAGACCAAGACAGACAGACTGGACAAAGATGCTTATAGGGGCTTCAACGAACTCAAACCAAACGAGAGTTCCTGTCGTTTGGATTGATTATAATCTTGACCCATGTTATCCTTCTAAAATTGGAACTTGGTTTATAAATCAGACCTGTAATATAACAACAGATAGGGACAATACAGGCTACCTGCTTCATGTCGGGAGCAATGGAAACGTTAATATTGAAGGTGACGGCAGGGTTCATACTTCAGAAGAACAGTGGGATAGAGGAAGCGTGCTAAGTATTAGTCATGGAGGAGAGTACGCATTGATAAGGAGTTAATATGGAATATAAAACAATAGCAGGGATATTGACCGTTTTGATTCTAACTAATCTCGGAACTATGTATGTAATAGAAGATGATGGGTTTAAAAACTGTTCTGGGAACTGGAAATTCAATAAATACACAGGACAATATGACTGCGAAAGTCGAGGAATAAGTGAATGGTGTTTTAAAGTGAGTGGAGACGACCCGTTAGAAGGATATAGGTGTTACCTCGGAAAAGTTACCGATAACATGGAATATGTGAAAATTATAGGGAATAATTGTGAATATATATGCCCACTTATAGACGGAGAATTGAAATCATATACTTTATGTAAGTGTGGAAACAGAGAAACATATGCAGGAGAATTGATATAATGGTGAAATTAGACGAAGTGAGTATGGAAATAGGAAAATTAAAATCGTCAGTTAAAAGTATTATTAAACACATGGACGGGCATCATATTGCGGCAATGAAAAGATTTGATAAAGTAGATTTACATTTTGAAAAACTAAATAATACTGTAATAAAAAATGAAAATAGAATAAAACATTTAGAAAATAGTAGATGGACATTGAAAAAAGCTTCTTTAACGATAGGAGTTATTGCTACCATTGTAGGGATATTAACATCTATTATTATAATAATAAGGTGATATAATGCAAGTTGAACAAGGAAATCCTGCGATATTATTCGCTCATTTCCTGAAGCAAAGTGGAGAAGAAGCAACGATTAGTGGAACACCTACTATAACAATTCGTCACTATCAACATACTACAAGTAGTTTAGATACAGATGTTAGTGCACAAGATATGACACTAATTAGTGGTTCACTTTATTATTATAAATGGGCTTATACTACAATAGTAAAGTCCCAATATGCCGCAACATTTGCTGCAACATATAATACTGGTGAGAGTGTGACTGGTACTAAAACATTTGCTTTGATGAGTAGTAAGATAATTGGTGCTGTAGTTGGTACATGGACACATGATGAAAAAGATAAAGTTTTAAAGTTAATGCAACAGATTTTAAGTTTAATAAGGGACAGGAAAAGTTTAGAAGCATTACAAAGTAATTTAGATATGTTAGTAAAAGATAATAAGTTGCAAGCAGTTGGCGATAAAAATAGAGCTAGTGAGATGATAAATGATATTAATAATGAATTTAATGTTGTTAAAGAGGAATTAAATTCTCTAAGAGAGAAAGTTGATTTACAGGCAAAAATGTTAACCAAAATGGCCGACCCGAAAATATTGGAGGAGATTTTAAATGACAAAACTAAAGGAAATGGTAGCTGAAGAGTATACAAGAAAAATGAGACAATTAGAAAGTTCAATTAAAGAAAGAAAGTCTCTACTTGGGATATTAAGTACTACTATAATTGAAAAAGAAGAAGTTGTTACTAGTTTAGAAGGTAAGATTAAAGAGTTAAATGACGAAGTTAATATTTTACAAGAGAGAAGAGATAATGCTCTTAAAGGAATGATGGAAGAGATTAATACACCTGTTAATGTTCCTAAATCACAATCTACTAATCAACCAAAAGAACCAGCTTCAGATAATTATGACCAAATTATAGTTTACGATGATAAAAAATTATCAAAGAGAAGAAAAGGTAGATTAGGGAGTTAGAATGCCAGGTGGATTTAGAATACAAATGAGAGCATATGATTCGAAAGTAATAAGCGGAATAAGAAATTTTAAAATTAGACAGTTAAAAAAGAGTAGGCTAGCAGTTATGACTTATGTAAGAGAATTCATGAGAGAGGCAAAAAGGAATGCTCCAGTTATGACAGGAAGGCTTAGAGATAGTATAGGAAATCCATCAAAGGAAGGAATATTAAGAATATCTCCTAAAGGATTATCTGCTCAAGTAGGAACTGCAGTACCATATTCTACTATAATAGAAATGGGTGCTACTAAAGAATGGGTAATAGCTGCAAAAAAAATGAAGTATTTGAGATTTTCTGGTGCAACAGGTGGTCAGTATATATTTAGCAAGAGAGTTAAACATCCTCCTATTAAAGGGAAACACTTTATGTTACGAGCATCTAAAGTTGCAATACAAAAAGTAAGGACGAAATATGCGATGTTATGATTAAAAAAATTACGTTATTTGGTAAATTAAGAGCAGATAGTAATGGTTGTTTAAGTGTAGCAATACCGAAAGATATATCAGTGAAAATGGATAGAAATGCCAAATATGAAATTACAGTGACAAAGATAGAGAGATTTGAAGCTAAGTATGGGAGGGTAGTTATAATACCCTAATCGGGGGTTTCATTTAACTAATTAATCAATTTATATAAGGGTACTTATTTAATATAATGATAATTAGGAGGTAAATGAATATGGAATTCAAACCTAAAGATTTGGAATTTACTTATGGAACTAGAATGAAGGTAGAAACAGTAGAAGCAAAAGGTAAAAGAAAGGTATTTTTAGGTACAACGTTCATGGACAATAGTATAAACAAGAATGGTTGGAGATTACCTCAAGAAGAATTAGATAATATAGCAAAACAAGTAAATGGCAATCCTCTAAAGATTGCGCATTCTAAAAGTGATTGGGACATACTGGGTACAGGTGTAGAAGGTAGAGTAGATGGTAATACAATTAAAGCAAGAGATGAAGTTACCGACCCAGATGCAATATCGAAATTCGAGTCTGGTACTTGGAACGAGAAAAATATGGGAATTAGTCCAAGAGTTAGATTCGAGAGCATAGCATGTTCTATATGTGGTGAAAAAGTTAGTGCTGCGAATAGACCAATTGAAACACATAGACATAAAATGAATCAGAAATACGATAATGAGAAGTGTTTTTATGACGTTATGGGTGCAAAACTAATTGAAAGGTCTCTCACTTCAGAACCTGCTTATAGACCTACCGCAGGGAATATTGACTCAGTTACTTTAAGTGCGAGTTTACAGAGGTTTGTTAATAATTCAAAAACGGAGGAAAAAAATATGTCTGGTGAAAGCAACAAAAATAGTCTAGAAGCCGTATTGTCAGAAAAAGATAATAGAATCGAGCAGTTAGCTGCAGAAAACGCTACTAAGATTAAAACAATTGAAGACCTTGAAGCTTCTGTTAAAGAACTTAAGAAACTTGAGCCTCTAAAAGAGAAACATGAAAAACTTGAGGCAGAGCTCAAAGAAAAGAAAGAGAAACTAGGTGAGTTCGTACAGGCAAAGAGAAAGGCAGAGCTTAGTGAAGTAATAAAAGACGAAGAAGTTATTGCAGAAACTCTAAAGAAAGAATTAACTGATGAAGAATTTGAGGCAGAAGTAAAGAGAATCAAGAAAATAATGACTGTAAGTGCAAATGCGCCAGCAGATAAAGGTACGATATCAGCCGAAAAGAAAACGGAGAAACATAAAGGACTAGAAGCAAAATTTGGAACTGAGATGTTCGGTGGTAACTACCAAGAATTAATAGGAGAAAAGAAGGAGGGGGATAAATAATATGTCAGAAGGACTTGTTTATTACCCTGGAGAAATAAAAGACTTTAAGACCGAATCTGCTGCAGATGGAGCACTTGAGAGACCAGGAATGGTTCTAAAAGTTGATAACACGACTGTAACTGACCCTAGGGTTGGTAAGATTAATGCCTCAGGAGATACGCCTATGGGTATTGCTACGGAAGGTACATATAACCAGGACGAATCAATGTTGAGGTCCGGAGTTGGTGTAGGTGTTGTAACAGAAGGTACAGCGATGGTTGCAGTAGAAGCAGCAACATACAGAGTAGGAGACATAATTGTTTGCGCTGATACCTCAGATGGATATGGAAGGTCAACACCTTCTGGTGGATGTGCAATAATTGGAATTGCTGAAGAATATAAAGTTATTGCTACAGGAGATTACACCGATAAATCGGACCAGATCGCAGTTAGACTCCTAATAGGACCCGCAAGTATTGGAGGCGTCGCTGCGTAGGAGGTAAATTATGCCTGATTATGGACAACAGATGGTGGAAACGGCAATTAGGAAAGATTTAATACGAAAAATAATTTATCACAATGCAAACCTAATATCTGTAGGTACAAAAGTCGTCCCTACAACTATGGTAGATACACTTGCAATTAAGTTTGACTACCCTAGTGAAATGACAGCAAAATATCCAGTTGGTGATACAGCAGTAGCAAAGAGAGAGACAATTAATTGGAGTGAATTTAAAGTAGACCTTCAGAAAGCACAGGTTCACTACATGATAACAGACTCTGCAAAACTAAGAGCACTGCAAGGAACTCAGAATGCAATAATGGCGAGAAGAGCAGCAGAAGCGTTAGCAAAAGTAAAAGATGACGACATCCTAAGTGTTGTACACGGAGGAGCAGGAGAATCAGTAGCTGCAAGTGGTCAATGGAATGCAGCAGCAACAGATATAGAGTCAGATATAGTTACTGCATGGGCGAAGATTCTAGAAACCAGCAATGTTAATGAACAGGAACTTTTGAGAGCAATTACACTTGTAGTTCCCGTTGATGCATTTGCTAGAGTTAATCAACTAACCCTCATTGGTAACGTACAGCAAACACTAAAACATTATCTTAAGACTGCTTACGGTGTAAGTATGTGGCCTACACGAAGCACGAAACTTGGTACATCTACATCAACAAATGCACTGATGTTCGTTCCAGGAGCTTTAACTGCACAGCACGGTGTCCTAAGTCCAGCAGCTGCCGCAAGTGCGCAGGTACCACTAGTAGAAAGAGAAAGAATAATGGGTAGTGGTTGGGACTACTTAATATCACAATGGTTTAAGACAGTAGTTATTGACGATGGTAGTACAGCTGGTCAAACAGACAGAATATGTAAGATTACCAATGTAATCACGTAAGTGATTGTGTTGTGTAATTTACAGGAGGTATACCATGTTTGATTTAGTACAACAGATAAACAGGACAAGAACAGCAGCAACCGGTGCCGGAGTACAGATTTTAATGGGCTCGGGAACAACTAATACGGCCGTGTCGTACGTACAACCATTTAAATCTGGTTCAGAAGTTATGGTTGTGCATTCTCTCGCCGCAAGCGGAGATGCAACATGGTCTCACCGATACCTAATTTCTGGCGACCATGGTTACCACGCTGTTTTGGCTTCAGGAAATAACGCATACTATTGGATTGCAGTTGGACCTAAAGTAACACAATAGTTTCCTAATGCATAATAATTTCCCTTTAAATGGATACATTTGTTTTTTGGTATCCGATTATAATTTAAGTAGGTGATAGTATATGGTACAACCAGCATTTGTAACCGCAAGAAGAATTCAAGAAAAATTAACTACAGATAGTAGTGGAGATGGTAGTGCAACCATTGATGTATCCGGAGAACTAAGAATGGTTAAAATGTATTGTAGTACAACTGGTGCTTATTGTAGTGTTGTTGAGTTAGTTCAAGGAGAAAGTTTAACTCTTTCAGGAGATACATTAGCTGAGGGAATTATTACTGCTAATTCAACAATAAGACCGTATGTTAATAAAGTAGATGTTACTGGTTCAAGTTTAGGAGATACAACTGTTACTTCGCCAGTAATAGATTTAGTAAAAGTTACTGTAGCATCAGGTGGTGACACGAAAGCTGCGAACTTTTACCTTTACATGGTTTAGGTAAATATGGCTAACTACATAACTGCATTGCAATTTACAGAAACTACTGGTATAACAGCAAATGAAGTAGAAGCTACTGGTTCTGAGTCTGTTATTCGTGATGCTAGAATTACTGAAGCTCAAAAAGAGTTTGAGAGAGATGTTCAGAAAACTTTTGATGGTACAGAAGATGATTATGCACTAGCTCAGCGAGCAATAGCATTTTTAACAGCTCATTTATTTAGGTTACGAAAAATTGAACTAATACCTACTTCAGCTGAAGGCGTTCAAAATGTTTCTTCTCCTTTCCTATCAGAATATAGGAGATTGAAAGGATTGATTCATAAAGGAAAATCCGTTGAGACCACACCAGTATTTGGTGGTGGATTTAAAGTTTCTACTTCAGAGGACTTACCAGATAAATACCAGAGGCCTGGTTTTGTTGAACCAGATTAATCTCCAATTTGGGAGATAAAGTGCAAGGAGGCACAATATGACAATATACACTATCAAGAAAGGCGTTAGAGATGACTTGAGAAGTAATATAACTGACCCTCTAGATAGAAAGAGTACAGAGGGTGGTCAGTGGGTTCATATAGGCGATTTATCTAATGTAGGAAAGACGCCAGTAATTTATATTGAAGATGTTGTTTCTCCCGACCAAGTTAATTTTATTGGTGGTAGTCAAGCGAATTTTTGGGCACTTGATGTTCACATTGTTGGAAGTGACTCAGATAGAGGAATTTCTCCAATTGATGGAGGAACTGTAATAGTTACAGATTCTGATAAAATAAGGAATGATTTAGTACAGGCAACTAAAAATAGACTACTAGCCGCAAGAGTTTCTATAACAGGTGCTTCTACTATAACATTTGAAAGAGTTTTAGGTACGTTCAGAATACCTAATAATAAAAGGTCTACTACTATGAGATATATTGCTCAGAGTGAATAATATGGCTAAAAGGATATTGTTCGTTACGGATGGGATATTTACACCATCAGGATTTGGTAATGTAGCGAAAAATATAATTGAAAATCTTTGCATTTCCAAAGTACCTAATGATTTCGAGATTGCGCATTTATCTTGGCAATATACTGGTAACACAATGGATTATTATCCAAAAGGATGGGAGAAACCATTAAAGTTATATCCTGTTAATAATCACCGTTTTGGACAAGATGTAATTGGTTATGTTTTAGGTGATTTCAAACCTGATATTGTTTTAACTATTGCTGATTTGTGGATGACTAATTATTTTGCTAACCCAGATATTCAGAAAGTGCTAAAAGAAGGTAATATTAAGTGGTATTGGTACTTACCTTTAGATAGTAATTGTTTACCACCAATGTTTAAATCTCAAGTAACTGCGGCAGATAAGATAATTGCCATGTCTGATGCAGGTAGCTCTGTATTAAAGAAAGAGGGAATAAAACATGAGTTAATACATCATGGAGTTAATACAGAAGTATTTAAACCATTAGAAGGTATAACAAAGAAAGAGTTAAGAGCCAAAAAAGGTCATCATGTTAATAGGTTCATAATTGGTTGTGTTAATAGGAATCAAGATAGGAAACAGTTACCAAGGTTAGTTAGAGCATTTTCATTATTCCAAAAGAAAAATGATAAGAAAGATGTGTTTTTACATTTACATATGGACCCTATGGACCCTGCTAATTTGTCTCAGGATTTTAATGGGAGAAAGTTTCCACATACAATTCAGGCAATTATGAGTTATAATGTTAGAGATTATGTAGGGTTTAGTTCAGATGTAAAGTCATATTGTAATGGAACAACTATTGAGGGAATGGCTGATGTGTATAATGTTTTTGATATTCATGCAAGTTCAACAAGTGGAGAAGGTTTTGGATTATCTACTCTTGAATCAATCGCGTGTGGGGTTCCTAATGTGATTACAGACTTCACAAGTTCCCGTGAACTTGTAGAAGGGCATGGTGAGCTTGTAAAGGTAAAAACTTACATCTTTGGAACATTTGGTACTGATAGAGCAATAATAGATGAAGAACACATGGTAGAAATATTTGAAAAGCTCTATGATGATTGGAAGCATGGAGGTAAGTTATTAAAAGAATACAGTGATAAAGGTTTAAAACATAGCGAAACATATAATTGGACAAGAAACATAGTTCCTCAGTGGAAAGAACTATTTGAAAATGAGGAAAATAAGAAAGTGATAAGGTCAAAAAAGGCAGTGCCTCAAGCTGCTGTAGAAATTAGACTTTAACACACTTTTAAATTTAAAAAATAAATATAATAAAGAGGTGAAATATGCCGTTTGCAGGATTTAAAGACTTTGATGATTGTGTAACAAAACAAATGGATAAGGGAAATAGTAGAGAAGCTGCATCTAGAATTTGTGGTGCAATAAAACGTCGTGTTGAAGGTAGTATTATTGATGAGAGTTTGCAAGCACAATTTAATGAACAACTTTTTGGAGGACAAAACTCAGTTCCTTTGAGTATTGATGGGTCATGTCCTGAAGGATATAAAAAAGTTGGGAATAGGTGTGCAAAAATAAATGATGATAAATCGGAACAACAAAGTAACATGGGCGGTGGTACAATAATGAATCAGAAGAGAGGAGACTTTAAAATGTTATCACCATCCGATAGGCCCTAGGTGTAAAATGAGAAAAAGATATGCGGATAACAGTTTTAACTGGCAAAATGATAAGGATGTAGTATTTATGCAAATGTTACATAATTTATATACTGTGATGAGAAAAGAAATTAATCCACAAAAAAATGATATGTTATTAGATGTAGGATGTGGACGAGGTAATTTTGTGCCTTATAGTAATGATTCATCATATCATGGAATTGATATATCTAATAATAATATTGAACATTGTAAAAGAAATCATAAGGAGAAAAATTTTGAAGTTATGGATTGTTGTGATATGAACTATGAAGATAACGTTTTTGATAAAGTAATATGCTCTGAGGTTTTAGAACATATGAATTATGAGGAAATTCATCGAACACTATTTGAGTTAAGCAGAGTAGTTAAATCTGGTGGAAAAATAATTATAACTGTACCAAATTTATATTATTTATGGGGTATTTTACCGTGGAGTTTTAAACCTATAAAGAGGAGATTGAAAATAAGGGATTTGATAAAAGGTATTAAGAATGGTTGTGCATACGAAGAGTACACACATCCCCACATGAGGTTTAAACCATCATATTGGAAAAAGATATTGCAAGAGTACTTTGTTGTAGAAGGTTATACAACAAGTTTTTGGTTTAATAATAGAGCAATACATGAATTTACACCAAATATGCAAAGATTAATACACAATTTTAGTTGGAAAGGTAATCACATGTTTGGTAATAATATTATAGCTGTGTTAAAAAATAATAAGGGTGCATCTGCATGAGTGTAAGTATAGCATGTCTAATATATAAAAATATAAAGTACTTAGAATTTGTAAAGAATATGGTTGAAACATATACACCTAATAGTAAGTATTGTGAATTCTTTTTTGTAGCTAATGACCCAACAGATGAGGTAGTTAAATATTTACAAGATAATGAAATACCACATTATATATATAGAAATAAAGACCATAAAGAATATTATATTAATAGAGTTTATAGGGCATGGAACTTTGCGGTTGAAAAAGCAAAAGGTGATATTGTTGTGTTAGTTAATAGTGATATGGCGTTTAGTGAAGGTTGGTTAGAAGGATTAATTAATCACGTTAAGCCTGATAATGTAATTTCATCAAGATTAGTTGAATCAGGTAAAATGCCATCTGGTCGTCATGGTATATCTAAGGATTTTGGAAAAGGTCCTGATGAGTTCAAGAACGAGGAATTTCAGAAGTATGCGCAAGAAATTAGTATTAAAAGTAGATTAGAACCAGGAGGGTTGTATTCTCCTATTTGTTGTTATAGAAAAACATTTTTGGAGAATGGTGGATATCCTCATGGTAATATTATGATTAATGGTATAATAGTACCAGGTGATATGTTATTTTGGGCAATAATGAGAACAAAAGGGATATTACATTACACATCATTTGAGTCAATTGTATATCATATCCAGACAGGAGAGCAAGATGAATAAAATTAGAGTTTGTCCAAAATGTAAAATTGAGAAACCATTAGATAAAAAACACTTTCAAATGGTTTATGGTAAATATAAATATGAGTGTAAGATTTGTAAGAGTAATTATATGAGATTATATCATGCTGAAAATCAAGATAAAATGATGGAGAGTTGGAATAAATGGTATCAGAATAATAAAGATAAGGTATATAAGAATTTAATTAATGCTAATGCTAGAAGAATAGAGGTTTATGACCAACTAACAGATAAAGATATTAGAGAAATTTTTTTGAAATATAATCATAGATATATATATTGTGGTGATACTAGAAAATTAACAATTGACCATTTAACTCCTCTAACACGTAAAGGACCTAATGTTAAAGAAAATTTAGCTATTGCTTGTGGACCTTGTAATAGTTCAAAGAGAAATAAAACTTACGATGAGTATGTTGAGTGGTTAAATGAGAGAAATATAGAACCTTTTAATCCTGTAATGGAGGTGAAAAAATGAAAGCATTAGTAGTTGGTGGTGTAAGACCTGATTGGATTAATTTGAGTATATTACTAAAAGAATTTGAAAAGAAGGGTATTGATTATATTTTAGCTCATACAGGTCAACATTATAATTACTTTCTCACGAAAGTATTTTTTGAAGAGTTAGGTATACCCGAACCAAAATACTTTATGAAAATTGGAAGTGGTACACCAGGGTACCAAGATGGTAAATTACTAGAAAAGATTGATACAATAATAAGGAAAGAAAAACCAGATATTGCAATATCTTTTTCTGATGCTAATCCTAGTTTATTTGCTACTATCGCAAGTAAACATCACGTTAAAGTAGCACACGTTGAAGCTGGGATGAGAAGTAATGATTGGAGAATGCCAGAGGAGAAAAATAGGAGAATTATTGATTCAATTTCAGATATGTTCTTTGTTCCTACAGGAGAAGCGATGAGTAATTTAAGAAATGAGGGAGTAGATGTTAAGAAAGTATATATAGTAGGTAAATTAATAGTTGAAGCGATAAATAAATATAAAGATAAAATTGGAAGTTCTAATATCATGAAAGAGTATGGTATAACGAAAAGAAAATTTATACTTTCTACAGTTCATAGACCAGAAAATGTTAATAGTAAAAAAAATATGAAAAATATTATTGAAGCTTTGAATGAATTGCAATATCATTATAATATGCCTATAATTGCATTATGGCACCCTAGAACTCAAAAAATGGTTGCTAAATATAAATTGAAACCGAAATTTGAGATTAGAGACCCTATTGGGTTTTTTGACTTTGTTAATTTGCAAATGAATACACGGTGCACAATTGGTGATAGTGGAGGAATTGAAGAGCAAGCATGTTGGTTGGGTACTCCTTGTGTAACACTAAGAATATCTACTGAAAGACCTGAAACAATTTCTGCTGGTGCTAATGTTGTTATTTGTCATAGAGATGGATTAATACAAAAAGAAGCAATAATGAGTTGGTTTGATAGAGTAAAAGATAGAACTAGAGAGGATATTAAAAATCCATATGTATTAGGTGCGGCAAGTGCGATAACAGATATTTTACTTGAAAAAGAAGAATGGATTAAAAAACCAAAGGTGTGGTGGGATGAATAAAGAAATAGCAATATCTTCATTTAAGAAATATATACATATTGATGATAGAGGTTCAATTAAGCAATTAACAGACGACGGAGTTCCTTTCAAAATAAAGAGAATATATCTTGTAAAACCGCTAAAAGGAATAGTTAGAGCTTTCCATGGTCATAAGAAAGAATATAAAGCATTTTATGTTTTGAAAGGTGTTGTAAAATTTAATGTTGTAGATATAGAAACAGATAGATTAGTATATAGTAAAACATTGTCAAATAACGAAACTTTATATGTTCCTCCTGGGCTTTATAACGGTTTTGTTGCATTAACAGACAATGCGGAAATATTAGGATTTTCAAGTTTCACAGTTGAAGAAAGTAAAAAAGACGATTTTAGGAAGCCATTTGATTTTATTGGTAAAGATATATGGGAGAGTAAGTCAAGATGAAAGTATTAGTATTAGGTGGTAATGGATATTTAGGTAATGTACTATGTCCGAAACTTTATGATGCAGGTCATGAAGTAACTTCAATTGATTTGAATTGGTTTGGGGATTATTTACCTAAAACAATAAATAGTATAGTGGGAGATATAAGAGACGAGAAACTAATGAAGAAAGAAATAATAAACGCGGATGCTGTAATACATTTAGCGGCTGTTGTAGGACCGGGAATGTGTGATGTTATGCCAAAAACCGCACAAGAAGTAAATTATGACGCATTTAAGAATATAGTGCCATTAGTAAAGGAACATAAGAAAAAATATCTATATACATCAACTTGTAGTGTTTATGGTTTCGATGAAGAAAGGTTCTTAGGTGAAGACTCAACTGGGATATTCCCAGTATCACATTATGGAATAGTAAAGGCAAAAGCTGAAAAAATAATAACTGACCAGTTACCAGATGCTACAGTATTTAGATTAGGTACACTGTACGGATATTCCCCAAGAATGAGATATGATTTAGTTACAAATATATTTATCGCTCAAGGATTAAATAAAAAAACTATAACAGTACATGGTGGTGAGCAGTGGAGACCGATGGTATGTGTAGAAGATGTTGCAAATGCGTTTGTCTGGTCTTTAGATAGAGACGTATCAGGACTTTATAATGTAATATATAATAATTACACGATAAAACTACTCGCAGAAATACTATCAGCAAAGTTTGATGTACCATATACTGTTGACCCAACAAAGTCTGACGTAAGAAGTACATTTGCCAAAGGTAATAAGTTGAGAGTAAAAGGATTCACCCCAAAGTATGGTCCTTTGCATGTAATTGACAAGATAAGAGAAAGTGGAACATGGAAAGACTTTGATAAGATTCTCTCTTATAGCAATATTAAAATTGCTAATAGTATAAGGTATAGATATGAAAAAGGAGAGGTTGTAGTACAATGAAAGTACCAACTGTATTAATAACAGGTGCAAGTGGTAAATTGGGTAAAGAAGTAGCTAAACTATTTATTACTCCTTTAACACCTAGTCATAGTGTGTTACCAATAGATGACCCAATAAAAGTAGATGAATATATACAAAGAGAAAAACCAGACATAGTAATCCATCTTGCCGCGGCAGTTAGTCCACCTAAGTGTGAAAAGAATAGAGATAATACTTGGAGAACTAATGTAGACGGTACTAGGAATCTAATAGAGGCGTGCAAAGATTATGTACCAAATTGTTATTTTATTTATATGAGTACTCCTTGCGAATTTGGTGGAGGAAATGAATATCCAAAAGGAGAATATGATATGTATTTCCCTGATAATTATTATGGTTTTACAAAGTTGATTAGTTCAATGTTAGTACTTGAAAGTAAATTAAAATCATTAGTGATAAGGGGTAATTTCGTACCTAAAGTAAAGTGGCCTTACCCAAAAGCATTTGTAGATAGAAAGAGTAATTATCTTTTTGCTCACCAATTAGCAAAAGGAATTAAAGAGGTAATAGATACAGAAATAGAAGGAGTAATACATATAACTGGTAACAAAATATTAACTATGCATGAATTGGCACTTAAGTGTCCTGATTCAAAAAACGTTCAACATTATACATTAGCAGAGTACTATAAAGAAAATCCAGGTGCTTGTAAACTAACAAAGAATATGATACTTGCTAATAATAGATGGAAAAGTTATAATATTGACGAGGATTAAATGAAAAGATGTAGTGTATTTACAATATGTAGTGAAGCGTTGGATATGTTAAAATATTCAACTAATATGGCAATTAATAGAGCAGGTACTGATAATTTTGATTTTATAGTTATACTATTTGATGCATCTGATGCAGTTAAAAGATGGTCACGTGAAAAGGGTTTAAGATGTTTTGAATATCACACTAAAAAAGATTTAAGTTTCATGGCTAATCTAAGAAATTGTTTTAATGAAGGTTTTATGAGAGGTTTTATGATGAATGAGTATACTGTTCCTATTAATACTGATAATTTATTTTATAATAATTGGTTGGTTAATTTAATGAAATATACTGAACAGAATAGGATTGTGAATTGTAAGTTAATCGAGCCAGGTACAGTTCCAACAATACATACATCTAAAAACTTTGGTGAACCAACTGAAGAAAAATTTGATTTGGAGGAATTTGATGCTTATTGTAAACACATTTACCAAGACAAATTAATACATGAGAAAGATTATGGGAGAAGGTGCGATGCTACTCCATATATTTTACATAAAAATACTTTTGCGAAATTCGGTCCTTGGGAATTAGAACCTATAAATGGAGTACCTCCTGATGTATTGTTCTTTGATAGGTGTAAAGCGGGGGGTATAGATAATATGAAAAGTTTAGGAGCTATTTCATATCATCATGGAGGCGTAGAGATAAGGAGAAAGAGAGGTTTTTATGGTTAATACGGAAACAATAGGAGAATTAATAGATAAGTTAAGTATAGTGAATATTAAAATGTCAAGATGGAACCATCGTAAAATAGAATTACATAATAAGAAGAAACTTGTTCCTGAAGAAAAGGATGAGTTGATAAGTATTGATAAACAAATAATGGTTACTAATGAAATGAGAGTTGCTCTAAAGAATAAAATTAATGAGTTTTTTGGGCAAACGAAAGAGGAGAGAACTTATGAGCACAAATGATATGATAAGTGTAATAATGCCATATTGGAGATATAATGGTAAGAGTATAAAATACATGAAAGAGGCATTAGATAGTTTAGCTAATCAAACTTACAAGAATTTTGAACTTAGATTGTGTTTAGATTGCCCAGATTTAGATACTATTACAGAAGTTCGTAAGTTAATACAGAATTATGATTTTAAAACATACTTCTCCGTTAGAGATAGTCACAAACCTAGTATCTCACTAACTAGAAATGCAATAATCCCTTCCGCTGAAGGAGATTGGATTGCCTTTTTAGATGCGGATAATATATGGCATAAGGACTGGTTAGCACAAATGATAGATAGCGCGAGGAAGGTATATCCTGATGCCACATATTCAAGGGCGGCGCCTGATTTTAGAACTCTGTCCGAGGGAGAAGCTCAGTTAAAAATGTTTGAGAAATATGATAAAGCATTTGAAGTTATTGATGAGAATCATTTTACATACTATTTAAATTGTCCTGCAAACCCGTTATTTGGGGCAGTAATGTTACATAAAGACCACATAGAGAAAATTGGTTTATTTAATGCCGAGTTAGAAATTTATGAGACGAGTTTGATGATGGCAAAGTTATTTTTGAACTTTAAAGTTCACTTTGTTAAGAAAGCATTTCTGTTTACTAGAATATGGGAAGGGGCAATATCTACTAGGGGAGGAAATCAGAAATTAGTAGACTTTAAAAAGCTATTTCAAGACAAGGCAAGATTATATAAGGAGAGTTTGAAATGAGTTATCCAACATCAGTATGGATGGAAACAACGAATATTTGTAATTATAGATGTATGTTTTGTCCACGAGAATTAATAAAAAAAACACAGAAAATTATGAGCTTAGAAGAGTTCAAAGTTATTGCAGATAAGTTAAAAGAAGCGGGAATAACTATTGGATGTATGAGTGGGTATGGTGAACCGTTACTAGACCCAACATTGTATGATAAATATAAGTATGGTAGAGAGATTGGAGTATTTAGAGGTATAGTAGGGATAAATACTAATGGTTCATTACTAACGAGAGATAAGTGGGATACTATATTAGAAAATTCTGATTTTTTAACAATATCATGTGTTAATACTCATGATGACTATAGATTACTAACAGGTTATAGTTGGACGATTTTTTATAAGAAAGTTACCGAATTTATTATTGAGAGAAACATTAAAAAACCAGAATTCGTAATTAATATTGGATGTAATAAAGTAGAAGGACATGATTTAGATAAAGTTAATAAGGCATTTAGAGGATATAATGTTAATATTATAGGTGACCCCGGTATTAAATGGACAAATAGCATAAAAGGACCAACATATTGTGATATGGAAGATGGGCACATGACAATATTAGTTGATGGTACTTGTACAAATTGTTGCTTTGATTTTAATGGTGAAAATTCGTTTGGTAACATACTAACAGATTCAGTTGAGCAGATAAAGGAAAACTTCACAAAAAAGAAAGACTTTCCATTATGTAAGAGGTGTGATTATGTCGGCTAGAGGTATGAGAGTATTCGTTATAGGAGTACCAAGGTCAGGAACAACTGTAATGTTAGAAGCAATATCTCGATACCCAGGATTTAAATTTTATAATCAGAAACTTGAACATTACCCAACTTCACCTGAGGTAGATGCGATTATTAATAGTGGAGTAAATGTTGTAATGAAATTGCCCGGAATGTGTTTTGATTTTCCAAAACATTATAGAATGTTTCCAGAAGCAAAATGGATATTAATGACGAGAGAATTGGAAGGTTTAAAAAAGTCTTATGAAAAGTTTAGTAAGTTTAGAACATTGAAAAACATAACTGTAAAAGGAATGATTGACCCAGAACAGGTAAGGGAGAAGTATATGGCAATGATTAGTGAGTATGGTAATTATGATAATTGTATGATTGTTTCACTTGAAGATTTTCAAAATAGTAGTGTGGTTGTGATGATTGATGTACTTAAATTCTTAGGACTAGAATATAAAATAGATGTAATGAACTTCGTAGATAAGTATGTCGCGAAAGTTGCGCCAAAAGATTATCCTCTCACTGCAAGGTCATTTGAACGCGATAATGGAGAGTATATGGAGTTTGAACAAATGGGAGAAGTAGAGGCCCAAAACTTTATGAAAACAAAAGAAGACCAAGAAATAAGGGGAATAATGAGGGAACATGTTAGTGGAATAGGTGGTATGGTATTAGATGCTGGTTGTGGTAGAGGTATTGATAGTCAAAGATATCATCATACAAGATATGTTGGTATGGATATATCTCAACCTTTAATTAGTATAGCAATGAAGAATAATCCAGAACATAATTATGAAGTAGAAGATTTGAGAAGAATACCACATGAAAATAATGAGTTTGATAATGTAATATGTTTGTCTGTATTTGAACAACTCCATTCAGAAGACGATGCTATATTAGTGTTTAAAGAGTTAATTAGAGTATGTAATAAACAGTTATTAATTGGATGGTATGCACAACCACGAGAAATAACTAAAAGCGAAATTAATATTGTAAAAGCTGATGATGTAAATAGAAAAGTATTTCAAAATATATATAGTAATAAAAGATTTAATGAAGTGATAACAAAAGTTGGTGCTAAACTTGAAGTAATTAATATAGATGAGACATGGGTACTATGGAAGATAAATTTAGAAGGGATTAACAAGGAGGCGAAAAAATGAAGTATCCTTATAAAGAATTTTTTAGAGGAGTATATGAAAATATGAATAACTTAATAACTAAAGATGATGTTGTAGTCGAAGTAGGATGTAGGGATGACAGGTGTGTAATTAGTAATAGAATGTTTAATTGCAAGAAATTTATTGGAATTGATAAGGACGATAAGAGAGTATTAAGTGGTATGGAGTTTATAATTATGGATGCTGTAACTGAGGAGTTGCCAAAGTGTGACATAATGATTACAACTGCATTGATTCAACATTACCCAAAAGAAGACTTACACAAAATTATGAAAAATTTATCAATTAATACAAGAAAATACTTAATGTTAACTTGTCCTAATAGAGAAGTTCAACCAAAAGTATATGGAGACCACAAGTACCATCCTACTATAGGGGAGATAGTAGGAGAGTTAAGTAAGATAGGATTTAAAAGGGAAGTAGTTTACTATCATAGAGATTATATAAATAAAGAGTTTAAACCAACGGGAGAATTTATAATGGTTGAAAAGGGAGCATTTACAATAGTTGCAAGGAGGAGAGTATGATATATGAAGACTTTTATCCGATAACTGATGAGTTGGCTTTAATAACATCTGGTGAAGATTACGAACATTTACAGTGGCTAAAAATAGTTACTTATAAAGTAGGTTCGGATAGTAAGGTAATAATTACTAATGATGTAGCGTTTAAGAAAGGTACACATATTAGATTGGGAAATATATATAATGGAAAGATAGTTTATAGTGATAATAATGTGATAGAACCATTCAATATTAAAGGAGAACAGCCCTTTATGACTAATAGAGGAGTATTATATACCAATGATGGAGGAATATATGAAAAAACATTTTCAGGTATTACAATAAAAGTTATACCAGATATAAATAATGTGAAAATAATAGACTTATGGGGAGATATTAAAGAATTAGGTAATCCTTGTGAACATGATGGGTGGATTTACTTCGAGGCAAGGAAAGAACCTGCGCCTATGGGTTGGCAAATTTGGAAATTTAATATTAAAACTAGTGAAAGGAAGTTAGTAAGAGAATATGGTGCTAATCCTTATGTGTTTCGAGGAAAGTTATACTTTAGCAAATGGGATGGAAAGAAATTTGAAACATTAGTGGAGGAACTATGAAATATTCATTATTCATCGGTAGATGGCAACCCTTTCATGAAGGTCATAAGAAAATGATACAAAAAGTAATAGATGAAGGAAAGAAACCTCTTATAGCGATAAGGAATACTCCTATTAATAAAGATAATCCATATACTTTGACAGAGAGAGTAAGAATGATTGAAAAAGAATTTCCAGAAAACGTTAAAATAGTAATTATACAAGATATAGAAGAAATATGTTATGGAAGAGATGTAGGATATAAAATCAGGGAAATAAAACTCGACGAGGAAACTGAGAAAATATCAGGGACGGGGATTAGAAATGATAACGTGGATAACAGGTAATAGTGGAGCAGGTAAAACAAGATTAGCGAAATCATTACAGGCAAAATACGGTGGAGTAATACTCGATGGTGAAGATATGAGAAGATGTTGGGACGACGTTAGATTTACAAAAGATGATAGATGGAAACATAATATAAGAATTGCACAACTTGCCAAAATAATTGATAATCAGGGAATTGATGTTATAGTAGCTACAATTTGTCCTTACAAAGAATTAAGAGATAGGATTAAAATGATAATAAATTGTAGATTTATATACCTTGATGGTGGTAAGCCGTCAAGTAAGGAGTATCCGTATGAATTGGTTGGGTAATGTAGTTAGTAAACATATAGAACCTGGTGATACTATATTGGATTTAGGATGTGGAGTGATGGGCGCAACGTTAGACACATTAGAATGGAATAATAATTATCCTAATAGATTAAATAATGTGATAGTTGGTGTTGATATGTATGTCCCTTATTTGAAAAGGATTAAAGATTTAAAAAATATAATTGCATTACGTCTTAACATAAAGGACTTAAGTATATTTATGGACAAAAGTTTTGATGTTGTTATGGGATTAGATGTTGTTGAACACGTAAGGGAACCAATCGCATATGAATTAATAAGGGAAATGGAACGTATAGCACGAAAAAAAGTAATAATTTATACTCCTATAGAATTTAAAGAACAAGATAAACTAAATGCCTGGGAATTGGGTGTTAATGAGTATCAAAGACATTTCTGTCACATTCCTCCTTACTGGTTTGAAAATAACGGGTATAAGGTTACATTTCCGAAACCAGACGAGAATACATTAGCGGTAAAGGTGATTAAATGAAAGAGTTACGAGTAATAATAGCATAGAAGCGGAAGGAGAATTTTAATAATTAGAGGATAATATGAGAGTATCAGCAATAATAATGTCTTATAATTCAGAGAAGTTCATAAGGGAATCTATACAAAGTGTACAGACACAAAGTATAAAACCTTACGAGATAATCGTAATTGATGACGGGTCAACTGACAATACTTTAAAGATTGCAAATGAGATGGGAATTAAGAAAGTTCATTCACAAAAACATACAGGAAGTATTGGTCAAGTTAGACAAAAAGGAGTTGATATGGCTACAGGAGATTATGTAACATTTTTAGCTGCAGATGACGTTTGGCATAAGAGTTTCCTGAAAAGAATAACAACTGATTGGTTACAAGGTACTATAGCATATTGTAACTATTTTAGATGTGACGAGAATCTGAATAAATTATTAGAGTATGTTGGTCCTATACCTACTGTAAGTAATATATTGGATTACGCGGAGAGACCTGACATGTTTATTAATTTTAGTTCAATACTAATTCCAATGGAAGTATTCGATGAAGTAAAATTTGATAATAGAGCGAGAGTAGGTGAAGATTTAATATTTGTACTAGAATGCTTGTTACATAAGTGGAGATTTACTAATGTTAAACATTCAATGACATTTTATAGAGTACATCCAGACCAAAGGACCACTGATTGGACAGAGGATGAAAGAAAATATTTGATGAATAAAGTAGGAGTGCTAACTCAGCAAATTAAAAAGGAGGTAATATTATGAATATGATAACAATTTTGCAAGAGGCAATAAAACACATAGGTAATTGTAAATACAAAGAAGCTACCCAAGTTTTGGAGTTTGCCCTAGAGAAGTTACAAACAACACAAGTAGTCGAAGAAGTTAAAGAAAAACCATATGAGAGACTTTCCAAAACAGACCTTATAAATTTGAGTAGAGAAGAACAAATAAAGCTCATAAAGAATTGGGGTGGAATTACAATACCAAAGACCGAAAAAGATAGAGTAAAGTTACTATTAAAATTGCAGGGATAGAATGAAAATAGTTGGTTTGGTACAATTTTATAATGAAGGAGCAAATGGTAATTTGGAGAGGTGTATGAAGAGCTTAAAAAGTTTTTGCGAAGATATTGTATGTTATGATGATGGTAGCACAGATAATAGTTTAGACGTTGCTAAACAGTTTACAGATAACATCATAATAAACAAGAAAAGAGATTGGAGAAATGAGTTATCTCATAAAAACGCGATGTTACAAATGGCTCTTAAATTGAAACCTGATTGGTTATTTTGGTTAGATGCGGATGAAGAGGTGGCTGCTGACGCAGATATCAAAATGCAGGCGATGGCAGGTGAACAATTAAATGTAGATGGTTGGGCATTTAATGAAGTTAATTTGTGGAAGAGTAACACATGGTATAGAGTTGATACGGAGTTTGGTAATGGATGGTTTGTGCGATTATGGAGGAATAATGGTAAATTGAATTACACCATTAGAGAGGGGTTACACTTAACGCCATTTCCTAATGGGTTAAATAAGTTGGCACAGAGTGAAATGAAAGTAATACATTATGGATTTAATACCGTTGAAAAGATAGTTGATAAGTATAAAGAATATTTAAAACACGATTTAACACACGCGTATTTGAATAGGATAATTAATGAGGGTCAACTAATAGTTAGACCAGTAAAGAAGGAGTGGTTTAGTAATGATTTCAACTATGAGAACAGGCCAGAGCCGATGGAGATGTTAGTATGGATGCGATTAATAGGTTAGTAAGAAAGTTAAGAAAAGTAGGAAATTTAACAAATAGGCTATATTTAACTAAAGATATCCATCAAATTCTGCAATTTCGGCTGATTTACTCAAGGGTACGAGTAGAACATTTGATTACAAATGTGTCTTACAGCTTTATAAATTATATCGCTAATAATAACATTATAAAAGAATTTAAAGGAGAGTTATGACTGAAAAACAACCATTAATAAGTGTGATAATGCCAGTATATAATCAGAAGAAAGAATACTTAAAGAAAGCAATATTTTCTGTATTAGACCAAACATTTAGAAACTTAGAATTAATAATAGTTGATGATGGTAGTGATAAGCTAGTTAAGTTAGAAGACTACCTTTTACCGAGTAATATAGAGAGTAGAAATGTTAAGTTAATTAGAAAAGAAAATGGTGGTGTTGCTTCTGCACTTAACGCTGGTATTAATGCCATGAAAGGTCAATGGTTTGCTTGGTTATCAAGTGATGATATATGGACACCAGATAAGTTACATAAACAAGTAGATTATAAATTAAAGAACCCAGATGCAAAGGTAATATACTCTGATTGGGAGTATATTGATGAAAATGGTAATCACATGAAGTATGAAACTGAACCTATATTTAAAAACTTAGAAGAAGTACAGTTTCACCTTTGTCATAAGTTTTTTGGGTGTGGGTCAACTATTATGATTCAAAAAGAAGTGTTTGATAAAGTTGGTAAATTTAATGAAGAGTATAGGTCACACGAAGATTATGAAATGTGGTTTAGGATTGCTAAAGAGTATATGTTTCACAAAGTTCCTCTAGTACTAATGCAGTATAGAGAACATGGTAAAGCATTAAGATATACAGCTAATGCTATAGGGGGAACATTTAATAAAGTGAGAGAAGATGGGAGGAAATTATTGGATTATTATGGTAAATTAGATAAAGTAAGTATTGTAATTGCCGCATATAACGTTGAAAACACAATTTGTGGTTGTTTAGATATAGTATTAAATACTAGGGGAGTTGATGAAGTGTTTGTAATTGATGATGCAAGTACTGATAATACAAGAAAGATATTAGATGGATTCTCCCATCCAAATTTAATAATCATAAATAATGCAAAGAATATGGGGAGAGCAATAACCCGAAATAAGGGATTAAAGAAAGCAAAAAATCATCTAATTGCTACAATTGATGGTGACATTATTCCAGACTTTAATTGGTTAGCAATTTTGAAAAAGAAGATGGAAAATATGTGGTTAGATGTTTGTGGAGGTTCAGTAAGGTGGAAATCTGTAAGTGGAGGTTACTGGACGGATTATTATGATTTTTATCAAACTCAAGTTGCAAAAAGAAGTATTGGTACATGTTTAACATTATTTAAGAGAAGTGCGTTAGAAAGTGTTGGATTCCTAGATGAAGCATTAACAAGTGGTGAAGATAGTGAAATGATGTTTAGAATGCAACAAAAAGGATTTCAATTTTACAAGATTCATGATTTACTAGGAACACATATAGAAGAAAGAAATTTGTTTGATGTAATAAAGAGACATTATGAATACGGAGTAGATAGGGCAATAATGGTTAAAAAACACCCAGATAAAGTGAAAGGACAATTTAACGAGAACGAAACTCAACATAATCCTGCAGAAATTGTAAATATATTACAAGAATTATTAAAATTAATAGGTACGTTAGGATTTAGAGAGGAATATTTAAAAGATGGGAGATAGTATGGATTTAAATTGGTTACTAGGATTTATTGAAGGTGAAGGGAGTTTTGTAGTAACTATACACAAACAGTATGGACACAAATGGGGAATTTGTACCCAACCAAAGTTTACAATTTGTTTGGGTAGATGGGATTTAGAAACATTAGAAGAAATACAAACTTTTTTACTTGAAGACTATAATATTGAATCAAGAATAGAACATAGAAATAGAGATAATAATAATCAATTAGTAATAAATAAAGTAGAAAGTTGTTTCAATTTAATTCCATTACTTAATAACTTAGAATGGCATACAAATAAAAGAAGAGACTATAATATTTGGAGTTATATAGTAGGAATGGTATTGAGAAAAGAACATAAGACAAAAGATGGATTGTTAAAAATATTCCTACTTAGAGAAGAAATGAACAAAAATACAAATAGACGCAACACACAAGGAAAAAACGATGTACTTAGAGAAGAAATATTAAAAATTGGAGGTGATTAATGTGACAGTAGTAACAGGAATTGTTGCTGACATTATTGTAAGTGGAGACTCAATTGCAGGTACTGATGAGGGAGGAATGGAAGCATCTATTACAACCGGAAAAGAACTAGAAAGATTCTTACCAGTAGGTACAGACCAATTTGAACTAATACGAGGAATGAAGGTTGTTAATGGAACTGCTAGAGCTGCTTGGATGACAGGTGGTACACTTTTCCAAACCTTGCTTGACAGTGATTTGACATTTGAAGTTACAATTCAACTTACAGGTGATGTTGGAATAACTGCTAGTGGATGTAAAGTTGTTGACATTACAAGAAGAGTAGCACCAGGTACAGAAGTTATGACAGAAGAAATGACATTCTCTGGCCAGAATTGGTATTAAATGAGGTGATGACATGGGTTATTTAGAAAAAGAATTTATCCTTCATGAGAGAAATGAAAAGGGTAAATTAATACCTATAGATTATCCTATACCAGAATTAAATAATGAAACAGTTAGGGTAATTCCACTAACAAGAGGAGCGCTTTTATCTTTCGCCGAAAAAAGAAAAGCAGCTATAAATAAGAGAATTCAAGAACTTCAAGGAATGGCTAAAGATAAGGGAAAAGATAAGGAAGTTATTGCGCCTCTTAGTGTAGATGAGAGAGAAGTTACAGAAGACCTAATAATAAAACACGTTATACAGCCAAAGTTTACAAAAGAAGAATTAAAAAGTGCAAAACTAGTTTCTGTAATAGACAAAAAAACAGGTGAAAAGTATTATAAAGATTTGTTAATAATACTAATGGACGCAATTTATGCAGTTAGTGGTTTAGAAATTGATATAGAAAATGAAGAAGAAAAAATAAAAAAAAACTAGGATTGTTAACTAAAGTGAAGGATATAGAAGGAAAATTAACCCTTCATTACTTCTTGCACGAAAGAGGATATAATTGTTTCACGATACCTCTTTTAACATATAAAGAAATAAGACAATTACTAGATGGACATAAAATATTGCACACACCAACAATTCAACAAAGAACAAAAGAATTATCTATGGAAAAGAAAAGGTGATAATTATGGCACAAGTAAAAGGTGACCAGTATATCATGGAGATGATGATTAGAGGCCAAGAACAAGTAGCTACATCTATAGACAAGATGTCTAGGTCAGTTTCACGAATGACTTCTAGAATTAATAAGATGGGTACATCAGTTTCTAAAGATACTGCAAAAGTAAGAGGTAATATTACTTCAATGTCTTCCGCAGTTGTTGGCGCTACCGGTTCATTCTCCGCACTAGTTAAAACAGGTGCTATAATGAGTATTGGATGGCAAGCAATTAATGGAGTATTAACAGCAGTTACTCAAGGAATGAAAGATTTAGTTATGGGTGGAGTAGAACTAGAAGCCGCTATGATAGCCATAGAAACTGTAACAAAATCAACAGGTAGAAGTTATGGAGAAGTAATGCAACTCATGTCAAAACATACAGATGCTTTCTTAACAAAAACGGCTTTGGCACCTGGAATGCTAAGATTACTTTCAACGTCTTTAACAACTAACCAAATTGATAAGTTTATACAGGCAGTTAAAGATGGTTCTACAGCAATGGGTTATCAAGCTAATGAACAGCTACCTTTACTAGCAAGAGGTTTCAAACAGCTAACTGCTAATATTCTAGATAACATTGGTGTTACCGTTAATCTTAATAGATTAAGGAGACAATCAAGTAAAGAATTAGGAATAGCAGCAAATTTGCTTAGTGAAACTCAGTTGCACCAACAGCTATATAATCAGATAATACAACAAACAGAAAAATTTCAGGGTTTGTATAATCAACAACTAGAAACAGCTAAGGGAGCAATGAATTCAGTTAGTGCTGCATGGGTATCATTAACTGAGGCTGTTGGTAATACTGAAGCGATAAAGGCAGCATCCACAGGAACAGCTGAATTAATTAGTGGTTTAGAAGATACAATTATAATAATTTCAGAAAGAATAAAAGTACAAGGTGAGTTAAAGGATGCAGAGAGAGATTTAGCTAAACAGGAAGAAGAATTATCGAATGAGACAGAAGCTATGGGTGAAGCAGGTAGAAAAACAAGGGAAGATATTAGTAATATGTTAAATGAAATGTCTAGAGGAGAAGGAATATTAAGTACTTTTGCTTCAAATCTTCTCCATAATGCAGATGTAATAGACCAATATATTAATGTTGCCATTCAAGAATTTAAACAAAATCTCGCAGAAGCAGGAATTGAACAAGGCAGAACGACTGACCAGATTTTAAAATTTGCTCATAGCGAAGAAGCAATTATTGCTACGATGAAAGATTATGTTAGTACTTTAGCATTTGCTAATTTAACAGGAGAAGATTTTAAAAGAGTACAAAGTGAAAATGAAATGGCTTTAAAGACACTATCAATGCAAACTGGTAAAAGTATAGAAGAGTTAATAAATTTAGGTTTTGCTGCAATTCAAGCAGACCAAGCAGAAAAAGGTTTTGGTGATACAGTTGATGTTGTTGAATTTAGTTTACAAAATATGAATAATAGAATTAGCGAATTATTAGATAATTATGGTAAATTAAGTCCTGAAGTTGCAGGGTTAGTGAAACAATTAGAGGAAGAGACAGAATTGAGAGATGAATTACAACACCTAATTACAGATGAAGGGGTAAATATTGAAAATCTAACAGATATGATTAAAGCAGAAAATAAGGCAATGAGACAGAATAGGATACAGTTAAGAGAAACATCAAAAGAGTTAAAAATTTGGACAGATAAGCAAAGAGAAGCACAACAGGCAGTTGATGATTTGCAAAGACAATTAGAAAAGAAATTAAAGGTATTAATGCCAGAATTGTATCCTGAAGCAACTGAAGAGAAATTAGTAAATGTACAAAAAGAAAAAGAGTCATTATATAATCAAAAAATAAAAATTGAACAGACATTAAAAGAAACTACATCTGTTAAGAAGTATAATGAACTCCTTGCAGAAGCACAGGGTTTACAAACTCAGTTAGAAAAGTTACAAAAAGAAGAAGTAGAGCTAACAGAACAATTAACTAAAGAGGTAGATGACCTTAAAAATTCGTTAGCGAAACAAAATGCAGAGTTATCTAATGCAACATCGCATGTTAATAGTTTAACTTCTGAACAAGAAAAATTGAGAAGTTTAATTGAAAAATCAACTGATAATGTTGGATTATGGAACGAGCAATTAAGTGATGCTAGAGAGAAAGTTAAAGAATGGACAGAACAATTAACACCATTAACCGAACAAGGTGGAATACTTGACGAATTAAGGAGTAAATTAGAAGAAGCACTAACAAAGTGGAAAGAGTTTGCTGATGCAGATGATATATCAAAAACAATAACAATATTTGAAAATAAAGTATTTAAAGGTGGTAGTGGTGGTTTGGGTGGAGATGAAGATGTTCCTGGAAGTACAATATTTAATAATCAAACATTTAGTATTAGAATAGGTTCAGTTCACGCAGGAACTCCACAAATGCAAGAGAAGTTTTTCCAAAACCTGAGAAGTACAATAGGAGCGAGAACAGGAGGTTTATAATATGCCGAATATAGTATTGAAAAGTGAGGACCAAGTATCTACTATATATACATTTACAAAAGTTTGGTTAGGTCCAGAAATACCTAATCAAAGATGGGTAGAACATCAAGTTGGAGGTAAAACAGGTGGAATAGTCCATTTTACTGGAACTGATAATTCAGAGTTTTTAATGAGGGCACTAATCTCAAGTCATGCTGATGTTGAAACTTTAAAAAATGAAGTGTTAGCAGGTAATATAAGGTACTTAGACGCGAGTGCTTATGATGATAATGTAAGTGGTAAAGTTTATATAGTAGAATTTTCACCACGAAAAGTAAAAGGTGACCACGAAAATTATATAGTTGATATAACATTTAGGAGATATAACAATTAATATGGCTTCCAAACGAATCTATGGTACTACTGTGAAAAAATGGGCGAAAAAGGTAGGTATGGTAGGGATACCCCTAGGAGTTTTAATATACGTATTCCTTGCCGTAAACGGATTTATTATAATTACCGGATATTCTGGAGACGTAACGTGCGCAGGAACTATAGAAGAACCATGTTATGCTTATATTAATTTCACACCAGTTATTGACGTATTCATATATCCTACAAACGATTCTACGTGGGTATTTAATGCCGAACCTACTGTAAGAGAGTTACAACTACATAGAACTTGGGGGAAAGGATGGAGAGAAATTAAGTTTGACCAAAAATGTAAGGGGACTTGGTGTGGTAAACCGTATAGCGATACTAGACCTACTGCTGAATATATTTACGCATTTAGAGCAGGAAGGAACTATTCTATAAGATTTACTGCTTACAAAAACAAAATTACGGACACTGTTAAGTGGGGATTTGGAATAGTAGACCCGACATGGTTAGGTTATACATCAGATGATTTCTTTGTTGAACTTATTGATAATAAAGTATTAGGTCCAACAAGCGGAGAAGCGATGTTCAAAATTACCAATCCTTCAACGTTTAGTATTAATACTGATTTAGATATTTTAATTGAATCTGTATTAGGAGCATCAGAAATAACGAAGTTATTAATTTATGAAACTGAAATAATTATAAAAAACATAACTACAAGTTTTAGAGTATCAGATAATACAGGATGTTTTACAATTAAAGAAATTGTCATTAATAATAAAACACAGGAAAAAATTAACAAGTCATACGGTTGTGAAACGTATCATATTGAAAATAAATATCATTTGGAAACAATATATGAATATGAAGAAATATTTGGCAATATCACTTTAAAACCAAAAGAATCTAAAATATATACTATTAGAGGTTACTGGAATGCTAAATTAGGTGATAATAGTAGAGAGTGGATTCCAAAAATTATTGTCGCAGGGACAAAAATAAAACAGAATAAGTGGGCATGGTGGAATGCTAATTGGGGAAACAGAAGACAAATAAATGTTACTAATAATAATTGTTCTTATGCTTTACCGACAAATTACTCTATTAATATTACATTAAATACAACTGGAGATAATTTTATGATTAATGGTAGTGACGTAAGGATAGTATTTAATAATGATACAGAACTTGATAGAGTTAATAGGACATTATTTAATACTGTAAATACTGATATATGGTTTGCAACAGTAGAAGAAATTCCTGCTTGTACTTCTGATTTAAGATATGAAGTATTTTATAACTTCTCCACAGCAGGTGCTCCACCGAATAATGGAAGTAAAGTATTTCTTTCCTACACTGATTTTGATGATGGAACATTAGGAGAAGATTTATATGTCAATGCTTCTAACTTTGAAGCTGGTTCTGGTATTTCCTTCTTAAATAATACATTAGGTGTTTTGTTGGTTTCAAGTGGAGGTGTAGCATCTCATTACACATTATACAGTAATGTGTCATACGGAGAAACTTATCCAAATAATTCTCTTATGGAGATTAGAATGAATTTTAGTAAAACTGACGCTGTGGGTTCTAATTTTAAATTCGGGTTTAATAATGGAGCGGGTGGAACCGAAATTAATGCTACATATATTAGGTCTGATTATAATGCAAACCCAAAGTTTAGAATTACAAGTTATAGCAGTGGAAATTTAACTACTGTTGCACTATCTAATCCTCCCCCTCCCGCTAATGGTATATGGTATAAATATCAATTGATACGGAATAATACTGGTTGTTTCAGTATTGATGATGTTGTATTAGATTGTGTTGATGAAAATGTGTCACAAGCAGATATGGAGTTTTTCATTCAATATGAAGCAGGAATTTCAGGTAAAACAACACAATCAAGTATTGACCATATTCTCATCAGAAAATATTTACATCCCATACCTACCACATCTTTAGGTGATGAAGAGATAGGTAGAGTTGATACTAACTTTACAGCATGGAATGGAACTCATTGGGAAGACCCATATATTTATTTCCCTACATATTATTGTAATATAAATGAGTCAAACTGTACTTCAACAGTATATAATGCTAGTAGGGGTGATTATAGGATAATTAATAATGGTACTGAAGTTGAAGGTAATACAATACAGATGAAATTAAATGAATCTTTAGTAGGTTCAGACTTAGAGTATACATGTGGTAACCAGAGTAATTTAAGCGCGGAAACGTTCTTTCAGATTAATTTAACTAATACATATTTGACAGTACATAATGGAACTATTGCAGTTGGTGATAGTGTTGATATATGGTGTTGGTTAAATGTAGGAACTACACCGAAGTTTGACAAATATATTGAAGTATTTGCCAATATTGTATAGGAGGTAATATGCCAGAAAGTAGAGGAAGAGTACATTTTGTAGTGAGGCGAGCGCATGAACCAAGGTTTAAGGTAGAGATTAATCATGCAGGAGAAGGTCTTATAGATGTTAGTAGCTATGTACTTGACGAAGCAAACTTTACTAAAAGTACCACTGAGATGGTAGGGACAGGTAATATGACATTAGATAAAGATGTATTAAATGCGATAACTGATTTAAATTCAAACGATGAAATAAAAATTCACCTAAATTATACAAACCCAGATGAACACGTATTTACAGGAATAATAGAAAACATAGGGCAACAAGGTGACAAAATTAGTTTTGATTTTGCTGATTACGGGAAATTAGTAGTTCAAAGAACATATACAGGAGTATTTAGAGAAGATTCAGCTACAGGTAATTTAATTGACATAGTGAAAACAATATTAACAGTTAGATTTCCTGAGTTAACATATAATGATACTACCTTACCAACTACAACTGATGAGTTCTTTAGATATGCTGTACAAAATACACCATGTAACGAAATATTCGATTATATTGCTGGGATACTTAATAGACAGTGGTGGATTGATAAAGATAAGATATTTCATATGGAGAATAGAGAATTTGTAGACTCAGAACAAACAATTACTGTAGGTGTTAATGTAATAGGTAATTTGTTAATTGCTACTGATGTTAGTCGATGGGCGAATTATGTTATAGTTGATGGGAGGACATTTTTAGTAGGATTCCAAGATGGATTTTCGGGCGATGGTGTTACCACAGAATTTACTCTATCGGCAATACCTTTTGATATAGAAGTAAAAGTAGGTGCTACAGGTTCGGAAGTATATATGACAGGTAGTTTTGTTGGTGCTGAAGGTTATACTGCTGTAGATTACACCATAGACCAATTAGATAAAACAATAACATTCCAAATTGCCGCACCAGCAAGTGGTGATAATATTTTGGTTGATTATAGATATATGGTAAAAGTTCACGAAGAATTACCTGATGATGCTTCGATAGGAGAATTTAGGAGAGTCGAAAAGTATTTACCATTAGGTGCAGTTGAGAGTCAATCAGATGCACTTACTATTGCTCAAAATTATTTAACACTATATTCAAAACCATTAAAGATTTATACAGCACGTGTACCAGGGTCAATAAGTATTGACATTGGTAAGAAAGTAACTCTTGTTGATTCAGGAAATAGTATAAATAAGTTAGTTAATATAGTAGGTATAACACACAACTTTGGAACTAATGGTTGGACAACAGATGTACAAATGGTTGATTTCCCTGCAGAATTTCCAGATATGTATGCAGACCTGATTGCAAGAGTTAGAAGATTAGAGGAACTTGATAAGATTAGTGGTTTATACATATTGAATTATTTATCTTATGGGAGTAGAATTGATATTGGTATTGTAGCAAATGTATATACTCAAGCAATTAATAATTCATTTGTATTAGACCATACAAATAATGGATTACTTGGTAGTGGTGGGAGTCCACAACCAATATTAGGAGATAATAGAGGAGCAGAAACGTTAATAGTGGAGGATTTGTAATATGGTAATAAAAGTAACTGATATTTTAACTAACCTATTAGCTACTCATTTAGAGTCTAAGAATCAATACTTTTGTGTAGGAACAGGTGATGTTGCAACAAGTGGCGACCAATCGGATTTGAATTATCCAATTGCAATAGATTCAGGTGACCCTACAAATAGAAATAAAGTTATTGAAAGTGGTACCATCAATGCTAACATGGTTGTATTGACATATAGATTAGCTTCAACGGAACCATCTGGAATACCTGTAACACTTAATGAAATAGGAACATTTAATGCACAAACAGATAGTGATGATTTGAATTCAAGATATGTACTACCGACAGGTCAAACAAAAGATAATTTAAGTGAGTGGGTAATAAGGGCTACCGCAACAATAATTGAAAGCGGTACTTAGGAGTAAAGTATGGCATTCGGAAAATGGAATGTAACAGGGGACCTTACGTGGGTTGATAGTGAAATATTGTTTTCATCAGAATTGAATGATACTTTAGATGAGGCGATACAACCAGTAGGAAGTATTATGGCTTGGGCTAAGAGTTTTACTGGAGTACCTAATTTACCTATTGGTTGGGTAGAGTGCGATGGTAGTACTTTAAGTGATAGTGATAGTCCTTTAGATGGAGAAACTCTACCTGATTTAAATGGAGATAATAGATTCCTTAGAGGAGATAGTACAAGCGGAACAACAGGTGGAGCTGGTTCGCATACGCATGGTAATCCTGTTAGTTCATCAATCTATGGACATGATGGTTCTAATCAACAACACGCATCCTCTTCTAATTTACCGGTGTACTATGAGATTGTTTGGATTATAAGGATTAAGTAATATGGCTTTCGGAAAATGGAATACTAGCGGAGAAACGACATGGACAGATGACGACGTGTTAATGGCTACTGATTTAAATGATACGTTTGATGGGACAATTCCACCGATAGGTTCTATTATGGGATGGACGAAGTCATTTGGTGGTGTTCCTCAAACTATACCTACTGGGTGGATGGAATGTGATGGTTCTACGATTGATGATGCTGACTCGCCTATGGATAATACCACAGTACCGGATTTAACAGGTGGTCAATTAACTAGAGGTAATTCAACAAGTGGAGGAACAGGTGGTGGTGATACGCATACGCACGGAGTACAAGCAGGTGGTGGTTATGGTCACAATGGAAATAGTAGAATACATAGTACCGAAAATAGCGTTCCACCATACTATGAAGTTGTTTGGATTATAAGATTTAAGTGATATTATGGCATTTGGTAAATTTAGTAGCGGTGAATTAGATTGGAAGAAAGGAGGAGTGTTAACTGCAAGTGATTTGAATCAAATAGCAAAAGTTATTCCACCGATAGGAGGAATAATTCCTTGGCTTAAAACACTAACAGGCGTTCCTCAAACACTTCCTGCAGGATATGCTGAGTGTGATGGTTCAGCTATTAGTGATGGTGATAGCCCTTTAGATGGTGAAACTTTACCAGACCTAAATGGGAATAATAATTTTCTTAGGGGCGAAACTACTAGTGGAGGTACTGGAGGAGCATCTACGCATACACATGGAGTAACTGCAGGAGGAGTTTATGCTCATTCTGGTAGTATGCCTCATACTACTGATAGTCATGAACCTACATACTATGATGTTGTATATATTATGAGAATAAAATAATGGAGGTAAAAATATGGTAGAAGCAATAATAACTTCAGATAAAACATTTGGTGATAATAGAGAAATAGCCTTTAAAGTTACTGCTAAAGGAGAGGAAGTTTACTCTTCATTCATCATAGGGAAAGACACACAAGATGAAAAGATAAAACTAGAAGTTAAAAAAATATCAAAAGAAATAATAGGCAAAGCGAATAAGACTAATACTACTAATAACAACTTAACTAACACCAAAGTTAACGTAGATTAAAATTTAAAAAAGGAGGGTTAAAATATGGATGCAATGATAATAGTACCATTCCTGTTAGCAATAGGAAGAGCTATTAACGGAGCTGCAAAAGCATGGAAGAATATGGGACCAGAATTTGAAATGAATTGGATTAGATTCATTGGCAGTATAGTAATCCTTTTAGTAATTGCTCTTGTAGCACAGTTTGGAATGGCAACTCTAGGTATGGTCGACACTTTAATGTTAATACTCGGCCAAATAGGATTTGGATGGATAGGTACTAACATAATTGAAGACGTAATTCAGGGTAAGAACGGAGAATGATTATAATTTACACTAAAAATCCATTTCCCTTTTTTTAGTGGGGGTATTTTTTATTGATTTTCAATGCCCTCTACTGTTTTTTGTTCATAGTTAATTGTATATTATCTATAGTATTATTTATTGTAGATACTAGATATTTAAAGAGTTTAAAGAATTGTATGGATGTAAAGCAAATACCCTACCTGCTTCTAGAATTATCCACTATCTTCTTTTGTTTGGTTGATGTTGAGTAATTCCTGCGTGATTGCGCGTCCAATCCCCTTGATTATAGGGAAGTTCTCAATAGTTATAGGTTCTTTATTACTTTTATTAATTACCATTAAGTCTAACTTACTTTTTATTGCTTCGGCTCTACCCTGACTTATTTTTGGTATGCACATAAACATTGTCATTTTAACGTCTTCTATCGTCATCTTTGACCTTATTGTCATCAAGTCAGTATCTAATATGGTAGGCGCTTTACCTTCTTTCGCTTTCTCAACTATTTTACCTACTAACTTAATTAGTTGGGTATCATTATCTACTTGCGCCATCTTTACATTGTATTTCACTAGTAGTGAGGATAATAATCCTACTTGATGGTTTACTGTCCATCCTCTCATGTGTGGATTAAAATATAATTCTTTAAACGACCCACTAATTAGTAAATAATTATTTGGGTAATTTTCTTGCATTTGTAATAGTTGTTTCTGTAACCTTTTAGTTCTTACCGACATAACCAAATCTTGAATTGTCTTTCTCTCTATACAAATATCTTTATAGACAAAATCACCTATTGGTAATGCTTCTTTTGTATGTTCTATCCCTTCCCTTTTCAGCATGTTAAATATTCTTGGGGTTTCTCTGGTATCTACCTTTAATGTATATTCATGTTCCATAATATCATTTATAAAACTTAAATTCCTTATCTTTTTTTGTTATAGGGTAACCTTCCCTTATCAAAAATTCCCAACGTGGGAAAAACAAGTCACCTCTTCCATAAATGTAATGAAATTGCCTTTCATCAACAAGAGAGTGTTGGAACTTTTCGGGGCTCCAGTATTTTTTACAATACTCAATACAAAGTGGTAATGGAAAACCGGCTTCTCTAAACGCTAATATTGTGTAATACCTATCCCTCCACCCGCATCGCTTAGCCATTAGCATAGTAGTTATTAATGGTGGTAGTTTATCTATCAAGAACTTAAAATCTATATCTTTTGGTCCTGTAGGAGTAGTTAACAAACCTAATTCTAATATATCTATTTCTGGGTTATTAATATAACTTTTTAAATCTATTAAAAACCCTTTATCTATTACTTGTTTAAAACTTTGTGATTGGGCAATATCTTCTATTTTTTTCAAGCTCAACTCATTAAGTTCAAAATCTGAAATAGGGATACAGAATCTTCTTCTATATGGTTTAATATTAAATGTATTTGGTATACGAGTAATTCTTCTCACATCTCCAATAACATGTTGGTCAACATCTTCCTTCTTTAAACCTGCTTTACTTATTAAATCTAATTGTGCGTTACGTAATGCTGTTTTAGGATGTTGTGGCACTATTGTAGTATCAACAAAAACATATACATGAAATCCTCCACCACTAAATAATACTACATGTTCCAATCCATTTTTTACTAGTAACTCATGGAATTGTCTGGTCTTTTCTAATGCTTTCGGTCCGTCAAAATCAAAGAATAACTTATCAATACGAGGATTTTCGCTGCAATTATAAACACTTATGTAACAATCTATTTTACCATTGTACTTGTTGATGAGATAATATAACTCATCTCTATTTCTTACAAGTACTCTCTTCCTACCAAATTCCCTCGGAAAGTCAGGGAACAATGTATCAATCAGATTCATTTTCTACCACCTGTGTAAATAGTGCTAATAATATCCAAAAGATTGCATATAGTATTGCTACTGTTTGGTGAGTTGCATATTCTGATACAAACTCCGCTATACACATTTGGTATATTGCACAAAGGACGAAAATTGCTGATGCGATTTCTCGTAAACCTACCTTCATATTATCACCTCTTTACTTTTTTAATTGTTATTTCTATTTTATCGTCATTTTCTAGATTTAGAGTTCTAGCTATCTTCCCCTTATTAGAAACCCATAACTCTCCTTGAATTCTTCCAAATTCAAAATTTATTTTATTCCATTGTATTTTAGTTCGGGCACTAAAAGTTACGCTTGTCATTTTCTCACCTCCTCTAGTAAATGTTTCTCCCAGTCTCCTTTATTGTTTTCGTGACACAATTTCTTTACATTTTGTGGACACCAGAAACAGTTCTTTGGTTTAATAGGAAAATATTCCATAGTAATACTCTTTTTAACTTGTTTTACTATACCTAACATCTTGTTAATATGTTCTTCAGTAATATCTATCGATAGAATCTTACCTGTTTTTACAGCTATGATTCCTACTTTAGGTATAGGTTTCTTGAACGCTTCTCTAAATAAATAAGCATATACTGTCATCTCAAATAAGTGTTTCTTAATTCCCTGAACTGTTCCTGTTTTATAATCATAAATATGGTAACGACCTTCTTTTGGCTCGTAATCAACTCTATCAATTATACCGCTCAAAGGACCAATCTTTAACTTTACTTCTTTATGTTTTGGTCTATAATGATGGCGCGGTAACCTGTTAAACCTTTCTGTTTCAATCTTTATAAAATTATCCATCCAATCTTTATGGGCTCTCCAACTAATATCAGTCATTAAACTCTTTAAAGTGTTTTCAAAGTTTTTTGGTTGCATTGTTCCATAATCTAATCTATTAAAAAACTTCTCTGCTATATCGTGGAACCACGTACCTGCTTGCATGGCGGGGCTTGTAAACGGAACATCATTCAATTGTACGAGTTTATATTGTTGTGGACAATTGCAATATTGCAATATTCTACTCTTACTTAGTTTTGGCACTTCCATGCTTAAACCACTTCCCTAAATCTTGTGTTTTAGAAATCCAACCCATAGCATCATAAACTTTATCTAATTTATTTGTGAAAGTTAATTGCTCCATCTTTTCCCAATTAACATCTAAACCTTCTGGCACTTTCTGGGTAAAACAAATAACATTTGTTGAGGGTTTCCCTTTAACTCCTTTAACGTAAATCATTTTAATCTTATCACCAGCAAATATTCGTTCGCCTAAATATTTATTAGCATACTCTGCACCGCGTACGTGCGCCTGCTTTACTTTATAATCTTCAAACTTTGACTTAATTCCTTTTGGTATCGCTATTTGGTCTAGTGGTATCTTTTGGAACTCTTTCTTCCTTTCTGCGACAAATCCCTCTATGTCCTTCTTCTTCTTTCCGTCTAATAATAAGTTAAATAACTCTTGTTGAAACTTTTGTCCGAAAGGATTAAAATCACTTCTAATTGCTTCAAATCCCGTAATATCTAATGTAGGTTCTTTTTTTTCACCGTCAACCCAAACCAACCTACCAGCATACCTCTTCTTTGCGTTTGTTTCTAAAAATTTTATGTAAACTTTCTCTGCCCTATTCAAAAGGTATTTATTCTCTTTACACCCGAACTGCTTAACAAATTCAGTATAACTATCGTTTACTACCTTCTCTAACTTGGCTCTTATTTCTAGTATTTCTTCTAAATTTTCCTTGTTAGTTCTTATTATACAAGAATCAGTATCCGCGTAAATGACTTTCAAATCTGGTGAGTAATCTTCTATAACTTGCTTTGTCCATTTTATACACTCTCTACCTATCCAAGTTATACTTTTCGCTATGTCAGGGTTAAATAACCTGAAGTTTGGATATGCTGTAGCGCCATAGACTGCATTAATAACAAACTTCATCGCGAACTGAAAGGCGTATAACGACTTATACTCAATAGAACCATATTCAGTTTGCCTCATCTTTTTCTTTACTTTATCTCTCTCGTTAATTAGGTATTCAATCATACTAGGTATAAGACCTTCGGGTTCGCTCTTAAAGCTAATTCCGTTACCAAGTTTGAGGTCCCCTTCTTTGCTAATAGTTTCAGTGCTCATATTAAATTGTAATATAATAGAAGGATATAGTGACTTCAAATCCATAACCATAACTCCTTTGTGTACTCCTGGTTTTGTTGTAAGAACGAAACCACCCTCAAATTTTTCTCTTTTACCGTAAGTACGAGTAGGTAAAATCTCTCCTCTTTCTTTTGCTTTACGTAATAAAAGTACGTCATTAAGCATGCTAAATTCAAATGTATATTTCCACACACTACCACATAATAAACGCAGGGTATTATAAAAGTCAATCAGCATTTTCTTTTTGTCAATTAAAACACATAACTCAACATCGTGTCTATTATATTCAATTAACGTATCTAAGTTCTCCCACAAATCACGAAGGTATGGTTTCCCCTTGTCCAAACCTAATTCTTTCTTTGCTACGTAATCTAAACTATTATACGTTGAGCTATATAATTTCTTATACGCTCTCAACAAATCAAATACTATTCTACCTTTTACAACAATATCAAAATATCTACCCTGCATCCTTTCTTGTATTGCTGTATAATTTTCACGACTTAGTTTATTAGGATTGAGATTTAATACTCTAAATCTATTAATAATATACTTCATATCAAATCTATCAACTGCCCATCCAGTAAATACATCGGGGTCAGTTTCATTTATAAACTTAGTAAACTTTTCTAACATTCTTATTTCACTATTAAAAAAAAATGTTGAGTGATTGGAACTCTTCTCTGTTTTAGGTATAACATCTTCGCGCCAAACAAAAGTAACATACTTCTTTAAAAAATTATCATAACAAGTAACACTCATAATTGGTTCGGGTGTCGTATCAACATCTAAACAGGCGTTAGCAGTTTCAATATCTAAATAACAAATTCGAAGTGGTTCTTTCTTCATTGGTATTGGTATTTTATCAATTAAATAACGTTGTGGGTAGGGGATATCACTCTCATACGTTTTAGGATACATTCTTCGTCTATGTTGTACATCTGAAGGAGTAAATACTTCTATTCTTTCCCTCTTATCATTGTAAAAATATGGCTTAAACGAATTGTCAGTTTCAACATACAATTTCCCATTTTTATCTCTTCCATATATTTTAATTCCTGCCCTTCCAACTTGTTCAATTATATTCATACCTTTTTACCAATAAATACTTTAGGCGGTACACAAAGCTCTTTTTCTATTTTAAAATATTTCTCATTTCTATAAAACATTTTTCTAGCAGTTTGATTTGTAACTTTTTTGGTGCGTACAATTTCTCTTAATAATTCTATTAATAATAACTTTCTACCATTTAAAATTTCCTTAATCTCATTAACACTTATTTTCTTTTGAAAGTGTTTACTTAAATGTTTACCGTTATTACTAAATAATTCTAAATTTTTAATTCTATTATCATTTCTAACACTATTTTTATGATGTACTCTTTCATTAGGTTTTAAATATCTACCTAATTTTTCTTCCATAACTAATCTATGTTCAAAAACATAAAATTTATTATGGTGGGCAAAAGGATGTTCGGGTTTATATATCAATATGTATCCATCCCTATTAACAAATCTTCCTCCCTTCCAGTTACCTTTTCTCATTCAATCTCTCCTTTAATCTCTGTATCTTAGTGAATAATAAAAATGACCATGCACAAATATCTAGGATTTCTTCTTCTACTTCGTCCTCGAGGTCTCTGTCCATAAAGGTATCTTTACCGTATTCAAGCTCCCCGATTTCTAACCTTTTGTTAATTCTTTCTGTAAACTCTTTTGATAGTTTCATAATTTTATCAACTTGAAAAATTCGTTCTTTGGACTTTTACCTTTTGGTTCTTTTAGGAATACACCTTTTACTGCACTAGTTACAAAATCGCCTTCGTCGCCTTGTAGTTCTGCGCACATATGTCTCGCCTTTATAGTTACTACTACTCCAAGTGGTTTTACGTTATCATTTATCCATTCTGTAATTTGTTTTGTCATTCTCTCTTGTATTTGTAATCTAGCAGCGTAATATTGTACAACCTTATCTATTTTGTTCATTCCTAATATTTTCTTATCTGGGATAATACCTACATGCGCTTCACCAAAAAAAGGTACTATGTGATGTTCACAGAATGACCAGAACTTTACCTTCCTGATTAATAGTTCATTATACTCATCATCATTATCAAAAACAGTTATGGGGATTATATTTTTACCGAATTCACTATTTCTTGTGGTCTCATTCATAATTTGTAACTTATTTCTATAACTGTAAAAACATTTTTTATATAACCTCGCAACTCGTTCCGGTGTACAATCTATTCCCTCACGTTCAGTATCTTCTCCTATCTCTTGTAAAATTGTAAGTATTGCGCTCTCAACATTTTTTTCAATCATTTAATACCTCCTTAATCCATCTTACATTCCAATAAATCGCTAATTTTTGTTCTTCTGTAATTTCACTTATATTAAAATAATCTTTTGGTCGTTTTACGTTATCTGGAGTTGTACCCATTAGTTTTCCGAATAAACCTAATTTAAATGGCATTGTGCTATCAATTGATGTTATATAAGGTTTATTTAACTCAGATAAATTTTCCCAATTATCTAACGCTAATAAGTGTATATTTTTCTTAATAACGAAACTAGATTCGATTAACTTTAACAACTCAGTTCTCGGTATATTTGTGTACTGTTCTAACATGTGGTCTGGTATTGCTATTGTATTCACTCTATGCATTTCGTTTAATATGCTAAACGCTTCTACGAACTTACCAATATTTTTCGCTAATGGTATTACCATTATTTTTAAATCCTTTGGTACTACTGAGAGCATATCTTTCAATTCTTTTGTAAATTGTTTATCACCATAATAAAAAGTGTCAGGTAATACTATATAATGTGCACCAATTAATTTCGCTTTCTCAACTAATTCTGGTACTTTAGCTGCTTCTAATCTTTCAAAATATCCATTATCTAAAATTTTTAATCCTTCTAATTTTTTCCATTCTTCTGTATACTTATTACCATCTTCAATTAAATGAGCTACAGCTAGATGTCTATCACTACACCAAAAGTATTTATCGTTCACAAATGCTGTTGGAAGTATATTAACGAATTGCATATTAATCAACTAAAGGGTCTTTCATTTCAGCTTTTTGAAAAGCTTCTATACGTTCAACACAAGCTCCGCACTTCATACAGGGATTTACTTTCCCTTTATAGCAAGTATGTGTTAAACTATAATCTACATTTAACTTTTTTCCAAGAATTGCTATGTCTCCCTTATCCATTTTCAAAAATGGTGCAATAACTTCAATTCCATCTTGTACAATAGTATATTTTTTATCTCCTTTACCATGATTTTTACCTGGTATTTTTTCAAAAAAGTATTGATGTTCTTCATACCATTTTCTAAATTGTTCTTGTCTTTTTTCTAATTTAATACTATCTTTCATTAAATCAATAAATAATCTACAATCATGTCCAAATAGTTTGTAGGCAAACATTTCTTTTCCAGATTTCTTATGAATACCTTTTGAATGTACGCACCCCCTATTAAAAAAGAACTTTTTTATTTCTTCTAATATTACTCTATCATTTTGTGTAAATAATACTATTGGCCAGAATTCTCTATCTTTTTCTTTTGTAGTATGTCTCGAATCTTGACCTAAAGTACCTTCACATTCCCAAAAAGCTCTAACAAATTCCGGTGTTAAAGTTCCTCTTTCTGCATTTGATGATTGGTCAAATACAGTATTATTAAATCCATCTAGAAATCTCTTTCTACAATCCCAATATATTTCGTGGTCTCCTGAATGAGCCCCATAAAAAATCTTTGTAATTTTCATTCCTCTAGCAAATGCAGATACTACACTTAACATTAACATATTTCGCATTGGAACAACTGTTTGGTTCATTGTAGATGATGTATAATGTCCTTCTGGAACTTCCCAATTTTCTCTTGTTAATGATGATGGTGATACCAAATTTATTACTTTTAAATCTATAATAAAGTGTTGAACACCTAATTTTTTACACGTTTTTTTCGCACATTCAATTTCTCTCTTATGTTTCTGTCCGTAATTGAAGCTAATAGCGTAAGGACTATATCCTTTATCCAATACATAATATAAAAGTGTCGTTGAATCCATCCCACCCGACAAAACAACTACTGCTTTCATATTTACACTCCTTTCATATTCCCCCATAATAATACTTGTAATTGTGGTAATACTTTCAGATCTTTTATCTGTGATAATAATTCATCGTTCTTAATTGTGTCTATTAATTTAGCATAACTCTTTAATAAGTAATGCAAACTATTAGGTGCACCTGGTGCTGGATTAAGTGTTTGAACTACAAATTTCTCATCGGGGTAACTCTTACATAACATCTTGAGAAACTCTAAATCCTTTTCATCACCAACAACAACCTTAATTTCTCTATCAGTAATTAATGGATTATTTATAAATCTATTAAATACATCATCATTAAATTTCATTCCTGAACTCGGTGGTTTCGGTGATAATGTTAAATAATCTACTTCACTAAACCAATCCTTAAATATACTCCCTTGTGTTTCTACTAAAATAAAATAATTAAACGAGTGTAAATAAATAATTAACTCACCTAATTCGTGTATTGCAGGGTTACCTCCACTAAATACTACACTATTACATCCTAAACTTCCTAGAGCATCTCCTATTGCTTGCTTATTCATCTCTTTCCATTCCTTACCAAATTTTTTCTCATCTCGCGCATATTGTGTGTCACACCATTTACAATTAAAATCACAACCGGCGAATCGCACAAATGAAACTAGTTCTCCAATATTGTACCCTTCACCTTGAATTGTCGGTCCGAATATCTCTACAATCTTGAATAGTTTTTCTTTCATGCTAAATGCCCCGTATCCGCATATGAGTTCTCTGTTTCCCAAACTTTAACTCTTATTCCCATTATTATCGTTTTAACATCTGCTAATTCTTTTACTATATCTCTAATTTTGAACGCTATACTCTCTGCTGTTGGTTCGTCGTCAAATTTTAAATATTTGCAACCACATACGTTAGCAAATCCCACTAAGTTATTATCTTGTTTATTTACTAATAATGCATGGTCAAATTTGTCGTTAATCAACTCTTTAATGTGTCCGAAATCTATAACCATACCTGTTCTACTATTAATTGAACCATCTATCTCTATCTTTACTCTATATGTATGGCCATGAATATTCTTGCATAAACCTTTATGATGCATTAACCGGTGTGCCGCGTGAAACTTAATAGTTTTCATTATTTTCATTTTTTCGCCTCTAAATCGTGAACAATATATTCTATAGTAACAGTTCTTTTAAATAAAATTTGTATTGCTAACCAAAACCTATCTTTTAATGGTTTCTGCATGTGTGCTGTCATGGTAAATGTCTGTTGACTCATCTTTCCATCTCCTTTCTCAATACTTTCCCCATTAACGTGAGAACTTCTCCCTGTTTTTCTATTATCGTAGTTAAGTCGGAATGTTGTTGATGGAGGTAATCCATATATTCTTCCTTACTAAGTAGTTTTCTACTCATTTCATCCACCTTCCTAATCCCGTTGGTTTGGGTTTATCAATCGGTATTTTATATTTCTTATATAACTTTAAGTCAGTACCCATAAAATCCATCATCTCTTTAAGCGCTTTCTTATCTTCACATAATTGTAATATCAATGGTTTCATTACCCCTAATTTTTTGTCTGTCCAATTAAAATACTCCTGTAATCCTCTCATTATAAAATCAAATTCTGCTTCTTTTTCCTTCGACTTTTTCACATAATTAAACCATGGTGCGCGCCTCATTTTGGGTACTGTTCCTATCATTATTTTCAATAACATATCATTACCTAAGTGAAACATGTAACGGTCTAACCTTCTCGCAACACCATAAGTTTTACTACTAAAGGATAGGAATCTGTTAAGTATATAAGGAGGCGATTTTATTTCGCCATCTTTTTTCGTAAACAATATATTTAAATCTTCGTAAAGAGTCATATTCCGTGACACCTCCTATAATCTTGTAAAGTATTCTTTTCTCTATTTTTCCATTTTTTAAATATCACATCTTCCTCTTTTTCAATTTCAGGAAATTTTACTCTTGATTTCCAAAGATTTTTCTTTCGGAAAATACACATTTCTTTAAATATTTCAAATTCTTTTTGTTTGATTGGATGCTTCAACTTTCCTTCTACTAATGAAATAAATTTTAACATGTCTTTAGAACTTATACTTAAGTGCATTGAATTCCCACTATTTTGTGGAATAGTACTCTTAATTCCAAAATTTGTTAGTATTTGATGTGTTTTCTCTAATGTTTTTATGTTAGTTTGGGAAATAAAACACTGCACCATCATACTAGTTGTTCCTCTGGCTATACTAAAACCTCCTTCTCCCTCAAAGAAACCTACTAACCATCCCAAGTCAAATTCGTTATTCATATATTTATCCCCATACTTCCTCAAATTTCTTAATGAATGAAAACATTTGGATATCCGGGTCAGCACCCATACTAATCCTAAAATCGGCTTCAGCTATTTCCCAGATGGTTTGTCTGCGCCTTTTCTCAAATTCTTCCTCTTTAAACATCACTTCAGCTCTTGTGTTTGCTACATCCGGAGTTAACTTTAACGTCTCATCCAAAATATACCGTAACACCTCTCTCGGGTCAAGACCATTTTGAATGATATACTTACGTGCGTTATAGGATTTTCCGCTTTTTAAAATACTAAAAAGCTCTTGCTCATGCTCGGTTTTGGTTTTAATTTTGTCTAAAGTTATGTTTGGAGCAAGCTCTTGAAGATGATTTATCATTCGCCTGATATCCGGGTAATGGATATCAACAATTTTCTCTATTGCTTTGTATTCAACTTTACCCTTTTCTCCTCCAACTTCCTTTAAACCTTCGTTCACACAAACTAGGGTTAATTTTGATGCAATATCTAACTTATCAATATCTTTTAACTGCATGTGAATACATCTACTTTTTATAGGGTTAATAATCTTAGTATCATCATTCGCAGTTAATATGAACTTGCAATTACTAGAATACTTTTCCATAATGAATCGTAATGCATCCTGACTGGCCGAAAGCATGCCATCAAACTCGTCCATAATTACTAATCGTGGAACACCTTTCTTGCTCCTCATCGTTAGCGCGAAATTTTTAACTCGCCCTCTAATTGTTTCTATTTTACGGTCGTCGGAACTATTTAATACTAAAACATCAGAATTCGGGCAACCTATCTCATGTTGTATCACATAAGCTAAACTTGTCTTTCCTGTACCAGGTGACCTACTTGTAAATAAGAAGTGTGGCATTGCAATCGGGTTCTTTGTTAATTCCTTAATGTTTTCTTTAAAGTCTTCGGTAGCAATGTAATCACTCATCTCTTTTGGCCGGTACTTTTCACTCCATACTATGTCTTTCATTTTTTCAGTCTCCTCATCGCTCTCAATAAACCATCCAAATAAAATTCCATTGCAAAAAGAATGGTTTCTGGGTCTTTATTTTTCAATCTAATCCATCTTTGCATATTATTAACTTCATCTAAAAGTGTATCTGTATGCTCATCAGTACCAAACTCTTCTACAATATTATCAATTTGTTCTTTTACTCTTCTCGCTATCTTATAAACTTCTTCTTTATTCATATTCTAACACCTATTGCTTTCATACCTTTCTTCATTTTATCTGTTACCTTAACTTTAACTGTTCCTTTCATTCTAACATTATGTCCCATCATACTATGTGCGTCAGCTCTCTTTTGACAACACATCTTTTCCTTGCATGTTTCACAATAATAATGTGGTTTAGTCATATTAAATTACCATTATAATATCTCTTTTAGTCCAAATAATTTTCATTCCATCTATTTCTGAAACATTTGTTTGGCCAATATGAAGTTCTAATGCTTCTTCTTTTAATTTCTGTTTAAATACCTCATGTAATATTACATGAGTAGGTTCCACACCAGTATTCTCATAGTAATCTTTACGTCCAGCTCGTATTGTTCCTAATAAAGTATCTTTAAACTGTAAATCTTCAAATTTCATATTATTGCCTCGGATTTATATAGTCCCTATCAAGTGGTGAAACTAATTTACCAACCATGTAAACGAACTTCAACGCCAAATCAGGGTCAACCTCTTTTAATATATTAAATATCTTTCTCTGGTCTATACTTAAAGGGTTAGCGAAGAACTTTCTTCCTTCTATTTTTAGTACAATTGTACCTTCAGGCCTCTTTATCGCTTTCTGCATCTCCACCATCACCTTCTGCCATAGGCGCTAAATATATTTTTCGTTTAATTTTATTTGCTTTTTCTATAAACATTACTGGATGGTCTGTTTTTGTATTCATTTGTATCAAACCTTCTGTCATTGACTCTATAATCTGCTTGAAGTACTTACTATTTAATTCTACTTTAGATTCGTGTTTAACTGTGGCACTTTTAGAAGTAGTAGATATTATGTGGTCATCTGATTTCATCTTAAGTGTTATTTCAGCAGGTTTAGTTATAATGAACATAGATGTTCCCAAAAATGTACTCACATCCTTAGTGAACTCCTGTAATGTACCTGTATCCATTGTAAATGTATCCTGCCCGAAATCTAATTCACTGGACTCAATTGATGTTCTACCAATAAAATCAGGGTCGGCAAGTTTGGTTTCTATTGTTTTACCTTTTCCCTTTAACATTAATATGTTCTTATTAATGTTCATTTCAACTTCATCTTTGAATCTACTAATAAACTTTATCAAAAGTGGCACATCTTTCACACCAATCTCACCAACTGCTTCATAACCTTGTATGTCACCTATACTCATATTTGAAGAAACTATTATGAGATTACTCATATCATCAAAACATTTAATACTATCCTTATCAAAATTAAGTATTGTTTTTTCTATGGCTCCATTTAACGTTGCCTTTTTTAGAAATTCTAATATATCTTTAGTTTTTACAATCATATCATCTCCTCAAAAACTTCCTTACTTTTTGCCAAAAGGCAAGTTCTGGTATTTTATCTAATTCAGTAGCAGAAGATAATGTCGACCCTGTCATTCCTGTTGTTGGTAAATCTGATTCTTCAAACGGTCCACCTTTAGCTAACCAGTTAATATACTTCCTCCTGATTCTGGAATATGTTGGTATGTTAGAAACTTTATATATGTCTTTCATCCGTTCTTCTATTTGTCTGTATGATATTCCATTGTTACGCATTACATGTATTGAATTCAACTGTTGATTAGTTAGTTCTTTCTTTTTCATATCAGTTTCTCCCTAGTATCCATAATATTAGCGCTACAATTCCTAATACCGCTAAAATTACGAGAATGACAAAGAATATTATCCATAGTACGAACCAAAATCCACTCCATGCAATATCCCAAGCATCGTCAAATGTTAATTGTCCTACTAATATAGCTACACACATCAACGCGAACAGTCCTACGATGAAATATCCTATATATCCTTTCATTTTTTCCCTCCTGTCTTAATCTTCTCCAAATCTCCTGT